TCATGTTGCCGCGCGCTTTTCTTTGTTTCGTTCCAGCCATATCATCACTTCACTTCGTTTCCACCAAAATTTACGTTTGGATATGGCGATACGACCGGGGAAATCAGGACGAATAGCATAACGCTCTAAAACAGTTCGCTTGGAAAGGCATAGCATCTTGGCAACGTCTTCCGGCGTCAATAATTCATCGTTGGTCTCGGATTGTTTCATTCTTGCTCCTCGGTTGTTTGTTCATCCAGCCATTGCTGCGCGTCTTGCAGGTTGGGGAATTTTTTTAGCTCGGTGTAGCGAGGCAAACGGCGGTTGGCTCTGTTGGGTTGGTGATTGTAGTCGGGTGGCAAGTGGTTGAGCGTGCAGCCGTGCCAGTTGCCGTCTATCTTGCGGATGCAGTAACGAGTGGCTGGGGATTTCACGGGGTGTCCTTTCAGGCTGCCTTGGGTGGTTCGATCAGGGGTTGCCAGTGTGTAATTGTTTCGACAAGCGCTGCTGTTTCCCAATTCCACCTTTCTTCGTGATATTTTGTCTCAATGCGTGTTGCAAAACCAAATACACCATCCGTCCATACAACCAATACTTCTTTGTTTAATTCAGGCAGCCTGTCCTCCACGCTTATCCATTCGGATTGCGCGGCTTTGGCTTGCCAGCCTTCCCATTTGTACTGTGTACCAAGGCGGCTGTATTCGTCGCCCACTCGTTCCGTTTGCTGGTTGGTTGGATACAGTTCAGCCATCCACGCCTCAAACGCGGCGCGTTCTTTCTCGATTTGTTCGGGTGTCAGTTCGGGTGTCATGTTGTTTTCTTTCGGTCTCAAAAAAAATCTTTAATCCGTTGCCCTATCCAACGCATCACCGGCACAGCCATACTGTTCCAGATTGCTTTGTATCTCGGCGCGTCGGGGCATTGCTCGGCAGGTTTCCCGCGCCACGGATGCGGCTTCAATGCCGCTGCACAGGCTGCCGTGGCGCATTTCAGGCTGCCTTTTCGCGCATGGCGTTGTCGATGGCTTGGCGGGCAGTGCTATTTGCGGCTATTTGCCCTCCTGCGTTAAGCGAGACGGAGAAATAGGCGCAATCTTCATCAGGCAGTTCGTGCACAACATAGGCTTGGTTTTCTATCAGCCAATCCAGCCTCGCGGTGTCGGGGTGGGGGACGCGTTCTATTTCATCAAGTGGAACATCTTGAAAATCGCCAGATTCTTGAAAGCAAACTGCTGCATAATATCCACGCTTCTCATCTCCATAGATGGCAAAGATAATTCCCGCGTTTTCCCACGGTGTTAACGGTTCATCTTTTATGCGCACGCGGTCGCCGAATTTAAATTGTTGGGTCATTTGGGTTCTCCTGTTTCGTGAATGGTTTTGCGCTGCTTGAGTACCAGGGCTTTGAGTTGGGCGCGCATGGGTTTTTGCAGGCGTTTGGGGTATTGGTTCAGGCGGCGGTAGATTTCGATGATTTGCATTGCTTTATCCTGTGGTTGAGCATGGCGCGGGCGATAAAGGCGCGGCGCAGGCTCGGGGGTTGGTGTTTGTAGCCCCATCGGTTTAGGGTTACGGATACGGCGCGGGGGATGGCTATCAGGTTGTCGGGGGCGTCGTTGTAGCGGTCGCCGTCGATGTGCAGGACAACGTATCCGATGGGAAAGGTGCCCAGAACAAGGCGACCGCGCGGTATCCAACCGTTTTCGGTTTTGACTTCGATGCCGTCTCGGGTTTTGCGTTCGCTGCCGACGGGGCGCTCTTTCCAGCATTTGTTGCCTTTTTGAAAGCCGTTGACGGGTTTGGGCATGATGCCTTTGGTGCCTTTGTTCCAAGGGATTTGCCCTTTTTTGAATTGACCAGCGTTCATTCGAGTTTCTCCAATAGCGGGCTGTTGATGCCGCGCCCGACCATTTCGGCGGCGGCAAGGGTGAGACGACCGGTTTCGATGATGTCGCCGCTGACGAGGTGGACGGCGCGGGCGCGTTCGATTTCGGCATTCATGCGTTCGGTGTCTTCTGGGTCGAGCCTTTCGAGGCGGTCGAGTTGGTCGAACAGGGCGTCGGTGAGGCGGGCGATGCTCATAGCTGCTCCTTCAGTTGGCGGTATTTTTCGGCGATGGCGGCTTCTTCGCTGGCGGTGGGTTTGCTTTGTTTTTGGTTTTTCAGGGCAATCAGGCGGTTTACTCGCTCTTGGCCGATTTTATCTTCAAGCCAGCGGGCGGCTTCGGGGACGTCTTTGGAATACCAGTAGTTGTGGCAGTGGTGGCACAGGGCGGCGGCGTTGTCGGGGTCGAAGCGGATGTTGTAGTGGCGGCGGGAAAAGTGGTGGCTGCATTGCAGGCCGGTGCTTTTGGCTTTGTACTGTTTGCCGCAGCGCTCGCACCGGTAGCCTGCGCGGGCGCGGATGTAGTTGGAAAAGGCGGCGTCGGCGGGGGTGCGGGTAAATTCTTCAAACACTTTTTTGCCTTCGTCATTTAGGGCTTTTTCCTGCTTTTTGATGTGGGCGGCGGTTTCAACCAACAGGTCGTACAGGGCGGTCTGCTTGAATTTTTTGGCGTCGCGCTGCCATGTTTTCAGGCTGCTTAGGATTTGCTCGGTGGGGCTTTGGTCTTTAACAGTGATAACGGTCATTGCGGGGTTCCTATGCTTCGGATTTCAGGCTGCCTTTCAGGCATTACAATTTATCCAGCAAATCTTTTTGCTCGGCGGTCAAATCATATTGGGCGATGATTTGGTCGTATTCGGCATCGCCTGTTTTGACTTGTTCGGCGATGGCGTTGAATTCGGCTTCGTTTAGCGTGGGTTTTTCAGGCTGCGCTTCAGGCTCCGCCGGCACGACGTTGTAATCGGCTTCAATGATTTCGCCATAAGCAAAGGCGGCGTTTTGTTGGTCTATGCCTGCTTCGGCTTGTTCGTCCAGCCCGACGGCTTTTTGGATTTCAATCGATACAGGCAGGTATTTAAATAAACGGCGGATAACGGTTTTTTTCGCCATTTCTTCGTAGTGCGTTTGCCACGGTCCGCTGTTGCCTGCTTTGCTTTGGGCGCGGATGGCATCTACTTGGGCGCGGCTCATGACTTCAAACTGGATGCCGCCGTCTTTCAGGCGGGCGACGGCGTAAACGTGGGTTAGGCTGCCTGTGTTGCCGTCTTCGCTGGGCTTGTGGGTTAAATCTTCATGCAAGCCGTATTCGTAGCTGAACTCGTCGTTTTCATATACGGCGCGGGCGGATAGGCTGACGATTTGTCCGCTGCGGCGGGCAAGGTCTATCATGCCGCGATAGCCGATGATGAGTTGCACGTTGGCGCGTCCTTGTTTGTCTTTGCCGTTGCCAAAGGGGATGAGGTAGGCGTGCCCTAGGCTGTTGCTGGGTTCTATGCCGAGTTGGGCGCATTGCATGATTGCGCCTAGGAAACTTTCGGGGCTGCAATTTGCCAAGGCGGGCACGCGGCGCATTTCGGTGGTGGCGATGCGGGCCAGGCGGTCGGCGGTCATGTGTTTGGGTAGGGCCAATGCCATTTGCGCTTTGATTTTGGCATCGCTCATCAGGTCGGCGATGGTGCGCTCGGAAAGCGGTTTGGCTTTTGCGGGGGTGATGGCGTTTTTTAGTGCTTGGGTGGACATGGTGGGTCTCCTGTTGATAAAGGTTAAGGGGTGGGGTATGATGTGGGTTCCTAACAAACTATGAGAGAAAATCACGTTGGCAGACGTGTTTTTTCATTTGCATCACACCCCGAAAGCGGGGCGGCTTGACCTTTTCAGGCTGCCTAAAAGTTTGGGGTTGCGGGTATCGGTAACGACCCGGACGCTACTCATAGTGCGTTAGGACAACCCCGCCCAAATGGGCGATTCCTTAAACTTAAAACTATGAGGTGTTCAACATGAACGTAATCAAATCTTTTGGCGACATCGCCGTTTCATTCCGTAATGACGGATTTCTTAATGCTTCCGCTATTGCTGCCCATTTTGGCAAGCGTGTTCCTGATTTTCTTAAAACAGAACAAAATCAAGAATATATCTCTGATTTGGCGGAGCATTTGTCAAAAACCCTAAAAATCGTCTTTGATAAAAATCAATTAGTTATTGTTAAAAAAGGTTCGCCTGCAAACGGTGGCGGCACTTGGCTACACCCAAAACTTGCTATCCACTTCGCCCGCTGGCTAGACCCCCGCTTTGCTGTTTGGTGCGATGAGCAAATTGAGCAAATCCTTTCAGGCAGCCTGAAACTTTCTTCTCAAACTTCCGCGGACCAGCGCACGCCATTGCGTCAAGCTGTTTCTGCCCTTGTTGGGCTGCGGGGCATCAGTTATTCGGATGCTTACAAAATGGTGCATCAGCGTTTTGGCGTGGCGGCAATCGAGGAAATCCCTGCGGATGTGCTGCCCGCTGCGGTGGAATATGTGCATCGTTTAACTGTGGGCGCATTGCCTGATGATGTGTTGCGTGTGATTGCTTCGCTGTTGCGTCATTTGCCGTATCAGATGGCTTATTTTCGGGCGACTGAAAAGGCGGTGTTTTCGCTGTGTCCTGAATTGGTGTTTAAAACGCATGACCGTTTTCAGGATGGGATTATTCAGGCGCGGCAGTTGGCGGATAAGCTGGGGCTGGATTTTGTGCCTTGGCGTGATATTCGGTTAGTTTAGTTTGCTGGGGCAGTCTTTTCAGGCTGCCTTTTTTATTTCAGGCGCAATACGCGGGTTTCGCTTTGCTTGCTGTATTGCTGATATAAATCGGGGTGGGCTGCCTGAAAGGCTTTGCTGTCAAATCGGTTGCTTTGTTGGGCTTTCCATGTGAATAGGGTGTTGTCGCCTGCTTGCATGGTGGAATATTCGCCGATTTTGATTTTGAGCAAGTCTTCGCGGGCGGCAATTTGTGCTTTGAGTTCTTTTTCCTGTGCTTTGAGTTCTTTGAGCTCGGCGTAGGCGGTTAGGGTGTCGCTGTCGGCTTGGGCGGTGTTGCCGTTGTCGTGTGGATACAGCTTTTGCGCGTCTTCGCCGTTTTGTGGTTCGGGCGGAATGCGGGGGATAACGTGGTTTTGCCAAAAGGCTTGGGCTTTTTCGGCGAGTATGGCAATCAGTTCGTCATCGCGTTTGATGTGGTATTGGCGGTATTGGTTGCCGCCAATCAGCGCGGCTAAATAGGCTTCTTGTACGTTGTAAATCCACATATACCATTGCACTTGGGCGATGTATTCAATCGGCACTTCGTCGGTGTCGTCTACGCCCCATTCGCGGCTTTTGAATGCGCTGCTGGTTTTGATTTCTAGGATGGCTTCTATGGTGTCGCCGTTCATAATGAGCGCGTCGGCGTTGGCGATTGCCCATTGGTGCTGCGGGTGTCGGCGCATTTCAGGCTGCCTGATGACGTTTGCGCCTGTGTCTCGGATAAAGCGGTCGATGATGGGGTTTTCTAGGGCGTGCCCCCAATACAGATGTTCGCCTTGCTGTTCGGGCTGTTCGGTGGTTTTGGATAGGTACACATCTAGGGCGGTTTTGAATTGGGATACGCCGATAATGGCGGCGATGTCGCTGCCGCCGATGCCTTTTTTGCGTTGGGTTAGAAAATTGTTCATGGTTTGCTCCTAGATGTAGCGGTATTGGTTGCCTTGTTTGTCGGTGTGGTGGGTGCGGCAGCGTTTGGCGATGGTGGTGTGGTTGATGCCTGTGTTTTTCGCTGCTTGCATGGCGCTGTCAAAGCGTTGGATTTCGCCGTTGGGGGCGCGGATTTCTACGGTTTTTTTGTAGTGGGGCACTTTGTTGCCCACTGGTTTGAAGGTTTTTTCTAGCTCGGTTGGGGTAAGTAGGCGTGTCCAGCTATTCATGGTCTTGCCCCAATAGATACCTCTCCCAAGATTTAAGTTCGCGCTGCAACTTGGATATATTCGCTCTGGCAATAGCATCGTTTATTTTTTCTTCGTTTTCGTCCAAAAAAGCCAAAAATGCCTTATCTTCTTTTGACAAAAACCAATTTTTTGAATTGATTGCATTTACCCAATCGCCTGCTAACATTTGATGTGGGTTATCAATATTGAGCTCGTCTATTTCTTTGTTTGAGAAACTTTCTTCAAATTTTTCTTCATCATTCACAACAAAAATAAATTTTTTCCCTTTTTCGCCGCCAAGTGTTAGGTAGCGTATTACCTTAATGTAAAAATCCATTTTTTTACTCCGTTTCTTCCAAAACCACGCCTGCGGTGGGGTCTTTGTCCCATGTTTTTTGCAGCATAAGTGCATTGCGTTGCTGCTCGCATTGGTCGCGCAGGCGTTGGATGGGATGGGCGGCGGATGGCTCAAAGTACAAGTCGCTCGGGATGTCGCCCAGCGTGTCGCAGTCGTAGGTTTTGATGACGGGCTGCGGTTTGGGTTGTGTTTCGGGTTTGGTGGCTTGGGCGGCGCTGAATGCGCCCAAGACAAAGCCGAAAATTAGGGCTGCGGTGATGCGGGTTTTCATGGGGGTGGTTTCCTGTTGGGGGTAAAAGTATTTCATTTCAGGCTGCCTGAATGGTTTTAATCAATTGCTGATAGTGTTCGGCGATGGCATCTAGCTCGCTTTGCGGGGGCCTTTTGGTGGCATCGGGTTGTTTTTTGAGCCGTTCTAGTTCGGCGAGTTTGTTTTTGCCGACGGTCTCTTCCAAAAATCGCGCTGCTTTGGTTATGTCTTTGCTAAACCAGTAGTTGTGGCAGTTGTGGCAGAGGGCGAGGGCGTTATCGGGGTGGAAACGGATGTTGTAGTATCGCCGTGAGAAGTTGTGGCTGCATTGCAAGCCGTTGGATTTGGGCGGGTATTGTGTGCCGCAGCGTTGGCAGCGGTAGCCTGCGCGGGCGCGGATGTAGTTGGAAAAGGCTAAATCGGCGGGGGTGCGGGTGAAGTTGCCGACTGCGGGCGCGCCTTTTCGCAGTGCTTCGTTTTCTTTGCGTAGCTTGTTGATGATGTTGATGCTGTCGCTTGCTAGGTCGTAGGTGGCGGTTTGCTTGAACTTTTTGGCATCGCGCTTCCATGTTTTCAGGCTACCTAGGTGGGCTTCTATGGGGTCGGTGTCTTTGAGGGTGATGACGGTCATGGTATTTCTTTCGTTGTGGTAAAAAGTGGGTCGGGGTTTCTGATGCACTCCGTGCCAAAAAGATAGTCAATGGCTAAATTCCAATCTGCTGGCGTGCAGTTGTGCCTGTTGAGTTTGCTTGCTTTACTGGTTAGGCTGCGTTGCCATGCTTGGGTAAAGATGATGCTGGCTTGCGTGTCGTGGCTGGCTTGTGCTTCTCGCCATGCTTGGCGGAATAGCCAAGTAACTTGTGTTCTTTCCGCCTTGCCGAATGCGGCGTTGCTTTTGGGTGCTTTGATTTTAGGCAGCGGCTCGGTGCGCCTGCCGCTGTTAATCAGCAAGGTGGTTTTGCCGTCAAATGGGGTGGTTTGGGGATACATTTTTGTGTTTGAGATGCCATTTAATCCATGCTTTGGCGGCGGTTAAATCGGCGGGTTCTATGCCAAAATCTGCGTGTTCGTAGTGTCCGCTTGTTTGGCGAATGTGTAGCGTGATAGCAAATAGCCCTTTGTTGTCTTGGCATTTTTGCAAGTAGCTGCCGGGGCCGTATTGCTGGCATAGGTTTGCTAGCTTGTGGATTTTTCTGTACGTGTAGGCTAGTGCTTGGCTTAATGCTTGAATTTCTGTGTTCATGGTGCTTTCCTTAAAAGGTGTCGTGGTTGGCTTTGGCGATTTCTAAAATCATTTCCCAAATGTATTGCTCGGTGTCGGCATCACCGTTGCCTGCTTCGGCGGCTGCTAGCTCGGCTAGTTCTTGCTGGCAATCGCCGTAGCGTTCTAGCTCGTAGCGTATTTGGGCGATGGCGGCGGCGCGGTAGTTGCGTTCTATCCTTGCTTGCCATTCGCCGTATAGTTCGCCATGGCGGTTGGTTGGCTCGTCGTAGTAGCTTGGGTCTTGGCAGCTCCAGTAGTTGTCGGCGTAGCCTGTGTTGGCTGGACTTGAATACATGGTGGCGTTCCTTTATGGCATCCCGCGCATAAAGTTGTATTGGGCGCGGGCTTGGTTGCGGGTTTGTTTGGGTTGGGGGTGGTAATCTTGTTTGGGCTGCTTGGGCTGGTCTTTGTACATTTGGTCTAGCTTGGCTAGGGCTTCGGCTAGGGTCATTTTGTTGCTCCGTTGTTTGTTGCGATGAGTGAATAATACCAATGGTTAATAATATTGTAAATACCATTGGTTAATTTATTTGCAATAAATCCACTATCTCCTTGTTTTTAAATAAAACAAAGTTTTCACAAGGCGCAAAAAAACCGCAAACTTTGCTTGCGGTTTTGGTTTTCTTGGTTGATTTGGTTTTGTTGATGGTTAATGATTTATTGACTGATGGTTGATGCAAAAAAACCGCCCGAATGGGGCGGTTAATGAATGATGCGTTGCAGTTGCCAGCTTTCTGTGGTGTTGAGCGTGCGGACGTGGCATGAATCACCTAATACGGTGGCGGCTGCGCCGTATTCACTGGTTTCGTCTCCTTCAAGAATGGCTAGGCGTTTATTGTGGGTGTCTAGGCGTTTCAGGTCGCTGAATTTGCCGTGTGCTTGATAAACGCTTGCCCAATCTATTTTGCCGTCTTTTAGAGCGATGGGTTCAATCAATACGTTGCGCTCGGGGGTGGTTAGTGCAAAAGGGAAAACAAGTTGATGCCCACTGATGCCTGTTGTTTTGTAGTCTTTAACAATGTTTTGGGCGGGAATGTCGCGGCGTAGGGTGCTTTCCACTAGGCTGCGAAAGCGCATTTGGTTGAATTTAGGCAGCCATTTAGGCAGGCGAAATGATAGGGCTAGGGCAAGTTTTGCTGCATCAAATAGGGCAAATTGCAATACTTGCCAGCTTCCTGATGCTTGGATTTCGCCATTTTCGGCAAATTGTGCGTAGTGTACGCCTGCTGTTTGGTTGAGCGATAGTAGCTTTTTTTTGTCCATTTCTGTGCCAAATATGGCTGCTTGCATGATGCTTGCACCATCATCGGACAAAAAGAAACTGTTGGGGCTGGGTTGGAATATAGAAAATGTGATGCACGCGCCATCATCGCCGTAGGTAAAAGGCGAAGCAATCCGCACGGCGTTTTCCCCTGCTTGGATAACTTGCCATGTGGTGAGTGTTTGTAAATGGTCGGAAATCATCATGTGAATAAGTCCAGTTGTTGAGCAAATGGATGAATATAGCCGCCTTGTATGGTAAGGTGGTTTTCCTGCGCGAATAGGGTAATTATGGTTTCTAAACTGCGCTCCGTCAATTCTAACGGCTCGGCATAACCATAGCCGTCTGCTGTCCAAATATGGCGATGCAAGCCTATCAGCGTTTTGCCGAAATAGGGCAGATTCTCGCCTTTTTGATTTCGGTGTGGTTTGTTGTTGTCGTAATCTATGGCTGCTATGCGATTGTTTCCTGCAAACAGCCCTACGGCGATGCTTTCGTCTTGCCATAGGATTGCGCCGTATTTTTCTTCGTAATGAGATGCGCGATATAGGGCGCGGAAATACAAATCTTCGCGCACTTCGTTGTGAATTTTTAATACGCTGGCATATTGCACAAATGATGGAATAAATTTGGCTGGTTTTTGCTGCCATTGCATGGGGCTGGCAGTTTCTTTTGGTATGGCAATAATGGCCTGCGCTTCGCTCGGTGTCATGATTTTTTATTCTCCAAATGTTAATCCAGCACGCTCCACCAAAACACGCGCCCAATGACGCGGATTTCTTCGCCGCTCACTATCTCGTCCTCGTAGTTCTCGTTGTCGCTGCGGATGCGCACTTTGTTGCCTGGTAAGCGATAAAGATATTTTACGCGGAATAAATCGTCGTGTTGAAAGGCGTAGATTTTGCCGTCTCTAATGCGTTCTATGCCTTTATCCACGGCAATAGTGGCGTATTCGGGGATGCGCGGCTCCATGCTGTCGCCTGTGAGCGTGCAGCAGATTACGTTGTCGGGCATGATGCCTTTGCGGTGTAGGGTGGATTTGCCAAAAGGCAGCCTGAAACCGTTGTAGTCGGGGATTTCAAACGAGCCCGCGCCGCCCCTAAGTTCGGTTTCTTTTAAAAACGGCACGAATACATAATCATCTTCGGGCAGTGGGGTGTTGCTGCTCCATAGTATCGGGCGGTGGATGTCGGTTATTTCGTTGATGCGCGGGGTGGTGGACTGCGGATACATCTCGCCTTGACCTGTTTCTAGCCAAATGGCTGATACGCCCAAAACTTCCGCAATTTTCGCAATATTAGTTGAGCCTTGATTTCGTCCAGTTTCGAGCGCAGCAATGGCGGATTGCGATTTGTTGATTGCTTTCCCAAGCTGTTCTTGGCTTATTCCCTTTTGTTCTCTCGCATAAATTAAACGGTCTTTCAGCGTAGAGTGAGAAACTTGCATAGTGGTTGATGCTATGGTTTGCGCCATGCGCCCAATCTCCGCAGCAAGGCGGGGGCTGAAATCTGAAACAGGAACATTAAGTAGTTCCGCAAATCTACTGGCAATAGGTGTGTTTAATGGGTTAATGCCATTCAGATACATATTTACCGCGCCCTGCGATACGTCTAGTTTCTCCGCAAGAATGGCTTGCGTTAAGCCTAATTCTTTCTTTTTTTTGTTAAAAATTCCTTTTAACGCTTCATTTTCTTTTTCACGACCATCCGTCAATTTCGTTTTTTTCATAACAAAAACCCTTTCAAAAACAGAATTATAAACCGTTGGTTTGCTTTCGTGTTTAACCATTGGTATTTACAATAAAAACATGAATGGTTATAATTTGGTTATCTTTTGTTTTTAGGAATGGAAATGCACCTATCTGATTACGTTAAACAAAATGGCGTAAAGAAAACGGCGCAAGAGCTTGGCGTTACTGCGCCTGCTATCACAAAGGCTATTCGTTGCAACAGAAACATTGTTATCAGTGAAGAAGATGGAAAGCTGGTAGCCAAAGAGATACGCCGTTTTCCTACCCCGAAAGCCATCCGATGACTGAATTATCCCCCGCCCAACAAGAAAACGCCCGCAAGAATGAACGCGCAATATTGCACGCGCTTGCGGTGGTATCGCAAAAGCGTGTTGCAGATTTATCGGGCATTTCGGAAACAAGATTAAGCCGCCTGAAAGATGGCGATTTGGAAAAGTATTGCGCGGCTTTGGCTGCGCTGGATTTGAAGTTAGTGCCTGCCGATGCGGCGATTGTTACCCGCGCGGAACGCAAGTTTATGGCGGAAAAGATGGTTGAGCATTATCAGGCGATAGCGGATGAGGATTAAGTTTTTGAGGAGAGAATTTCATGTTTACACATAGGACAAACCAGATATTCGGACGAAATGGTTTCATCGCCAAACGCCGCAAAGCAGCGCGTCTCTTTTTGCAAGATGGATTTTTTGCCATTGCTCATGCAGTTTGTGCAAATGTCGTGCGCGGGAGTGTGGTCGTTTCTCGTTGGTTGGTAGCGATACACAAAGCCACCCATTGGCAATTGGTGCAAAACATAACGCTTAAATTGAGTTTTTTGCTCGCGGATGTTTCGCATTTCTTTTTCCAACTCGGCATGACGATTTGTGATGTCCGCATGGGCATCGCGCAAAGAAAACAGGCTGTTTTGCAAATCAAGGATGATTGAATTGAGTTCAATGGTTTTCTGCTGAATTTGGCTTGTATCTTTGATTTCTTGGATGGCTTTAATGATTTCAAGACTGGATTTGATAGCTGATGTGGCTGATAGAAATTCAGGCAGCATGGTTTTATCCGTGGCAGGTTGTTGTGTGGAAACTCAATCGTAGCACGGATTTGGCAAAGCGGAATAGACGCTTGGCGGCTCGGACAGACGGGCATTTTTAGGAGACTGATATGACTAAAAAGAAAAAAGCCCTACGCAAAAGCATAGGGCTTGCACATCACACTTCAACAACTTGCGTATTGGCGTTTGTGCTTTTGATTAACTCAATCGCATGAAGGCAGTTTTGCTTGGTTGTGTAGCTTTCGCCATACGCGATGATTTCATGGTTGGCGGCTTTTAAATTCCAACGCCATTGACCAGCGGTATCTTTGTAGATTGTGAAATACATAGGGAAACCCTCCAATGAAATTAAAAGAATACCAATTCTCTTACCACTTCGGCGGCAAAAAATGGGCAGTCAATATTTTTGCGGCATCGCCTGATGAAGCTAAGGAAAAAATCAAGGCAGTCGCGCACGCAGAATATGACGGGGAAATTATGGCAAACATTTATATACCCGTCAAAGCAGCTTGGTTTCAACGTTTTATCGCTTGGATAAAGCGGTAAAGAAAAAGCCCACGCGGCAAACGTGGGCAATGACTGAATTACTTACATATTTGATAAACGGAGATTTGATTATGACCGAATTATTTGTACTCGTCAATCGCCCCGTAGCAGGGCAAGCGCAACAAACGGTAAACGCGCGTGAGCTTCATGCGTTTTTGGAAAGCAAACAGGAATTTTCAAACTGGATAAAAAATCGCATTGAAGATTACGGCTTTTTAGACGGCGTGGACTTTTTGACAAATTTATCAAAAACCCAAGGCAGACCGCGCATTGACTACTTTTTGTCGCTAGACATGGCAAAAGAATTAAGCATGGTGGAGCGCAACGCTAAAGGCAAACAGGCGCGGCAATACTTCATTGACTGCGAGAAACGCCTTTCAGGCAGCCTGAAAGTTGATTTTAACGATCCCTTGCAGGCAGCCAAGGCGTTTATTGAAGCGGAAACGGCGCGGCGCGATGCGGAGCGTAAGTTGCAGATTGCGGGCGGGGCTTTAACCCGTTTGGGAGCAGCCAAAGGCTCGCAATGCTTACGCGAAAGCGCGAAGCTGTTGAAGTGGCAGCAAACGCCTTTTATTGATTGGCTGCTGGTTAAAAAGATGCTGTTTCGTGATGCGGGCAAGCAGTTGTGCGTGTATCAGGAATATTTGGGGCGTGGCTGGTTTGAGTATCGGACCGATGAGAAAAACGGGCACGCATTTAAGCAAGTGATGGTTACGCCGCTGGGCTTGCAGAAACTGGCGCAGAAGTTGGAGGTAGTGGCATGAGCAAGCAATGGCTGATTGACCGCGATAAGGCGTTATACACGCTGCGCATGGAAGCGTTGGCAGCGATGCAAACGGAAGATGTGAGCCGCGCCCAGGCAGTGTTTGATGAATGGAAACGAGTGGTAAAGGATATAGGCGATGAGTAAAAAAACATCAACACAAAAGAAAATAAAGGTAGCCGAAAAATGTAATTGGCGATGCGCTTACTGTGGCTGCGAACTTGATTTGGAAACAATGTGTATAGACCATTTTTTACCAAAAGCAAAAGGTGGCAGTAATCATTTGGAAAATTTAATGCCGAGTTGCAGAAGCTGCAATAGCACCAAAGGAACAAGCGATTTAGAAACGTTTAGGCTTCGTGTTGCCGTCCACAAAAAAACAAATGGAATTAAATTTACAGCAGACCAAATAAATTTTCTTAAAGAAAAAAACGTATTAACGGTGTTGAAAGTTGAACCTGAATTATTTTTCTTTGAACAGAAGCAGGGGTAAAAAATGGCAATTATCCGAGCAAAACGCGATAGAAATTTCACAGTAATTGATAACTGTGTTTTTGCTGACAAACAGTTAAGTTTCGCTGCAATCGGTTTGTTGTGCTATTTGTTGAGTAAGCCTGATAACTGGGCTGTTTCAGCGCAGCATTTGACTACTGTAACGGAAGATACAGCAAAGGAAAGCGGGATAAATGCTGTACATAATTTACTTAAAGAGTTGCGCGAAGTAGGTTTTTTAGTGATGAAAAAACAAAAGACTGGCGAAGCGGATTATTTTGTTTTTGATGTGCCACAAACCAAAAAGCCTAATCAGGAAAAGCCTAATCAGGAAAAGCCTAATCAGGAAAAGCCTAATCAGGAAAAGCCTAATCAGGAAAAGCCTAATCAGGAAAAGCCTGACGTATTAATAAATACTGAATCTAAACAAGAACTGAATAATAACAATACCCCCTTACCCCCAAGCGCTGCCGACGAAAATTGCGCTGACGCGCTTGTTGCCGCTAACGCGACAACGGGGGGCGGCGATTTGGAAAGTCTTGCAGACATTGCAGACCAACCCTCTAACCCTGCAAGCCTTGCTGAAAATGATGCAGCGGCACACTCTGGCAGCCCGAAGAGAAAGGCGATAGCCCCAGTCCCCGTGCAGCAAGTCTTGCAGACCTACAACGAAGTTTTGGGCGGCAGGTTGCCCAATGCGCAATTGCTGAACGACAAGCGTAAGCGCGTGATTGCGGGGCGTTGGAAAGAGATGCTGAACAGCAAAGACCCCAGTGGCAAGGTGCGTTTTACCGACACGGCTTCGGGCTTGGCATGGTTTGCTAAATTCTTTGCCAAGGTTGCCATGAATCCGCATTGGTTGGGTGAAAACGATAGGGGCTGGCGGGCGGATTTGGATTGGATTTTGAAGCCCGATAATTTCTTGCGAATTTTGGAATGGAGACCGAAATGAATTTTGCCAGCATGGAAGCGGAACAATCGCTGTTAGGCGGTTTGCTGCTGGAAAACGCCGCCTTTGCCAAGATAGGCAGCCTGAAAGCCGAGATGTTTGCCAACCACCAACACAAAATCTTGTTTGACACGCTATCGGCGATGCTGGCGAACCATGAGCCTGCCGACATCGTTACCGTGGGCGAGAAGCTGGAACAGCGCGGCGCATTGGAGACCGTGGGAGGCATGGATTACCTGGTCACCCTTGCGCAACACACGCCGTCGGCTGCCAACATTGCCCGCTATGCGCAGATTGTGCGCGACCGCTACGGTATGCGCGAACTGCTGGGCGCAGGGCAACAAATCGCCGAGATGCGAAACGATGATTTGACGTTGCCCGAGATGCAAGCCAAGGCGGTTGAACTGGTTGCCCAAGCATCGCGGGCGACGCAAGGGGCAAGCAAAGTGAAATTTGCGGGCGAGATTGTGCAAGACCTCATCGCCTACTACGACCAGATTATGCAGATGCCCAACGGCGCGATGCTGGGCTTTTCCACAGGTTTGAAAGCCTTGGATGCCACCACACAGGGCTTGCGGCGCGGCGATTTGAGCGTGATTGGTGGGCGACCCAGCATGGGTAAATCCATTCTTGCCGAAAACATCGCCCGCCACAACGCCAAGAAGGGCTTGGCGGTGCGCATCCAAAGCTACGAGATGGGAGCAAAGGATTTGGCGATTCGCGGCTGCGCGGCGGATAAGGAAGTGGATTACGGCAACGCGCGGCGCGGGCGGATGACGGCAGGCGAAGTGGATTTGCTGAACGACTACATCAACGAGCTTTCAGGCTGGAATTTAAGCGTGGACAGCGAAAGCCTGAACATCGACGAACTGGTCGCCGAGTGCCGCATCCAAAAACAGCAGCACGGTTTGGATTTGCTGGTGGTGGACCACATCCACTTAATGCCCTTGCAAGACGTGCGCAACGAAGTGCGCGAGTTGGACGAAATCACGGCGAAACTGAAACGGCTGGCCATTGAGTTAGACATCCATGTGATTGCCGTGGCGCAGTTGAACCGTGGCAAAGAGAAAGCGTTGGAAACGCGCCCCACCATGTCGGATATTCGCGGCAGCGGCGGCATTGAGCAAAACGCCAATCTGGTGATTTTTCCTTATCGCCCCGCTTACTACGACAACAGCGAAAACCCCACCAAAGCGGAATTGATTTTGGCGAAAAACCGCGACGGGATGCGTGGCACGCTGCACATCGGCTTTCGCGGCGAGTATCAGAAATTTACCAACGATTTTGACCCGCTGGCTGCACCGCAGAATTTGGATGAACAGGCACAAAGGGAGAGTGTTTATGACATCTGAAACTTGTCTCAACTGCCAACACGCCGACTTTCGCGCCGCAGCGGATTACTGGGGCTGGAAATCGGCATCGGTGGTGTGCAAAAAGGGGGAAGCGTGGCGGTTTATCCCGTGTCACAGCGAATGCAGCAATGGGCGTTTTCAGGCTGCCGATGGCGAAGTTGTCGCCAAGCGGCGGGCGTATGTGGAGAAGTTGGGATGGGACTAAATGCTATGTATCGCCAACGCGCGGCGCAGGACGATTTTATGTGGCGGTTTCGCGCCTTGCTGGGCGAAAAGGGCTTAATCGCCAACCCCAACGCTACAAAGATTTATGCCGCAGCGAGCGACGTGTTAAGCGCGTGGCAGCGCAGCAATTCGCAAGTGCTGGTGAGCGTCATCGCGGTGCAGGATTGGTTAAACGGCGAGCGGCTGCCCAAATGGGGGACGGTGCAGGCATTGGCGGATTGGTTGGATTGCGAAGTGGGGGATTTGTTGGATAGGCGGTTTTGGGATTGTTGCAAAGGGTTTGTGAACTGTGGGCATGATGACCACGGTTGGAATTTCCCGATTTGAAATCGGGAAACTGGCAGATTGAAAAATGGCAGCCTGAAAGCAGTATTTAAGGATTATTTAAATACTGAACACGGCGCAGGAAAAACAAAAATGAAACAGAACAAAATCATCCTTCCTTACCCTAACCCCGTCCTAATGCCCAACCGCAAACACGGACGGCATTGGGCAAGCGTGCAACAGGCAAAAGTGAAAGCCCGCCAAGAAGCCTTTTTGCTTTCAGGCAGCCTGAATTACACAGGCGGCGGCTTGAAAATCACGTTTTACACGCCAGACGCAAGAAAACGTGATTTGGACAACCTACTCGCCGCCATGAAGCCCGCTTTGGACGGCATGGCAAAAGCAATCGGCGTAGACGATGCGCAGTTTCGCCCGCTGCTGATTGACAAGGTTAAGGCGGAAAGCAGAAAGGATGCGCGGGTGGAGATTGAATTGATGGGGCAGCCTGAAAATGAATGAACGCAAATTCCGCTGCCAAGTGTCCAATCAACGCCCTTTGTTTGAAAACCTATACAAAAACATTGTTCCCGAGCTACTGGCGGCGCACGGCGATTTGGAAATCACAATACGCCCCTACAAAGCCAAGCGCAGCTACGAGCAAAACCGCCGCTTGTGGAGCTTGTACAGCCAAATTGCCGAGCAGGTTTGGCTGGATGGGCGGCGATACGATGCGGACACATGGCACGAATATTTTAAGCAGCAATTTATCGGCTGCGATGAGCGGGTGTTGCCCAGCGGCGAAATCCAAAAAATCGGATTATCAACAACCAAGCTGAACACGCAACAGATGGCGGATTACCAAACGCGGATTGAAGCATGGGCAGCAGAGCAAGGAGTGATTTTTGAATACTGATAAAGATTTTCAGGCATGGGTGCGGCGGCAGCCGAGTTGTATTTCAGGCTGCTTTTCGGAATGGGTGGATGGAGAAGGGCGCTGCGAGTTTGCCCATGTGCGCCGTGTGTCGCGCGGCAGCGGCGTGGGAATCAAACCAGCGTTTTCGGGGGTGCCGCTGACGCACGCGGAACATGCCATGCAGCATCAGCACGGCGAAGCGTATGTGTTGGCAGCCAATGGAATTATTGCCGAGGATGCGGCGGCTTGGTTTGAAGCGAAAGCGGATGAGTATTGGGAACGTTGGAGAAAGGAACGGAATGTATCGTAATTTGGATGAGTGCCTATCGCAGGTGTACAAAATCAGCAGCGTGATGATTGAGCCACGCGGTAACACGGCAAGCGTGATTAGCCATATTCAGGGCGATTGCCCCAGCAGTAGCGGTTTAACACAGGCGGAATGGCACGCCAACGCGGCGATGATACGCTCGCAGGTTTCAGGCTGCCTGAATAGCCCGTTGTTGGTTGCCGTGGTGGAATGCGAATACGGCAAATTGGACGGCTTACTGATTATTGCTGGCGTGCTGGTGGCGGAAAAGATTTGCGATGATGTGTATCTGGCAGCGGATATGTTGCGCCATATTTACAGCGAGATGCCTAAGCGGGTGGCGATTATGGATAAATACGGTTTGCACGATATGACGTTTCAGCGCAAGCGGGACCGTATTCGCAAGCATTTGGCGGCTTGGGAACAGGAAGCGAGATTTAAGCTGCAAACGTGCTTTAAAGAGCGAAAAATCATTGATTAGGTGTGAGTTTTTAAGTATAATTTTGCTATATTTCGGAGAAAGTTGCGTTTAGGCGGCTTTCTCCTTTTTTAGTTGCAGAATTATATCGGTTTTGATATAATTCATTCCATGAAAACACTAACTTTTCTTGGCGATTCTTTGGATTGCATACGCGATTTTCCTGACGGCATGAAGCAGGCGGCCGGGTATCAGTTGCACCGTGTCCAATGCGGCGAGATGCCGAATGATTTTAAAATTATGACAACGGTAGGCAGCGGCGTGGTGGAAATCCGCTTAAAAGACGAAACGGGCATTTACCGCGTGATGTATGTCGCAAAATTTGGCGATGCGGTGTATGTGCTGCATGCGTTTCAAAAGAAAACGCAGCGCACCGCCAAGCCTGATTTGGATGTTGCCAAAAGACGCTATCTTGCCTTGATACAGGAGTTAAATCATGGATAAAACTTACACTTCCGCTTTTGATGCTTTGTGCGACACGCCAATTGAAGCGGCGAATTTGAAATTGCGCGCGGATTTGATGATGCACATTTCGGACATCATCAAGCAAAACGGCTGGACGCAGAAGCAGGCGGCGAGCCGTTGCGGTTTGACGCAGCCGCGCATTAACGATTTATTGAACGGGCGCATTGATAAATTTTCATTGGACGCGCTGGTGAATATTAATGCGCAACTGGGGCAGGCGTTGTCGTTTCAGTTTGCCGTTGCTTGATTTATGAAGCCACCTTGGAGGGTGGTTTTTTCATGCCTTGATGATGACTTTGTACGCTTGGATTTGCTCTTGGAGTTTGATGTTTTCGGCTTTGAGTTGCAGGTAGGCGATGGCGTATTGGGGAATGCCGTGGGTATTCCAACGGCTGATGTTACGCGGGGCGATTTGGAAGATGCGGGCTAGCTCGGCGCGTGTGAGGTTGGTTTGCGCGAGCAGGTTGTCTAATGTTGTTTTGTGGTCTTGCATAATGGATAATATATCTATATAATGCTAGGCATATTAACACATTTTGGAGGTGCTATGGCGGCATTATCGGGCATTGAGACTATCAAGCAGGTTGCCAAGATGCAGCGCAAGACTTTGCTGGCGTTTAGCGGCGGCAAGGATGCGGTGGCGGCTTATCTGGCTATTCGCGAGCATTTTGATGAGGTTATCCCTTATTATTTGTATCTGGTCCCGGGCTTGGAGTTTGTGGATGCGCAGTTGGATATGTATGAGCGGCAGTTTGGTTTTAAAATCACTCAACTGCCGCATCCGTCGCTGTATCGTTGGCTCAATAGCTTTATGTGCCAACCGCCGCAGAATTGTGCGGTGATTGAGGATGCAGGATTGCCTGATTTTGACTATACCGACATCCAAGCTGCGATGGTGGGCAAGTTCGGCTTGCCGAAGGATACTTTGGTTGCCGATGGTGTGCGGGCGGCGGATAGCCCGATGCGCCGTATTGCGATACAGTCACATGGGAGCATCTCTTACAATCTGCTTAAATATCATCCGATTTGGGACTGGAAAAAGGCGGACTTGGTAGCGTGCTTTAAAAAGCATAATGTGCAGCTTGGGAGTGATTACAAGGTGTTTGGGCGCTCGTTTGATGGTTTGGACTTGCGCTTTTTGCTGCCGATTAAAAAGCATTATCCGCGGGACTATCAGCGGATTTTGGAGCTAATCCCGATGGCGGATTTGGAGATTTTTAGATGGGAGTGCGCAAATGGCAAACACTGATGATTTAAAACAGCAAATTGCTGATAAAAAGGCGGAGGCGAAAGCCAAAGTGAACCAGTGGAAGCGCAAGCAGAAGCCGCTGGTGCAGATGCCTGAATTAACTGGCGATGCAGAAGTGGATAGCAAAGCTGATTTGGATGCGGTTAAAAAGGGGTTCCGCGACCGCCTGAAAGCGGAGAATAGGCGTAAGGTGGATGCGACCGATAGCGAGCATTGGTTTTGCGTTTGCTTTCAGAGCCGCGCGCAATCGGAGGCGTTTCTGCGCGAGATTGGTTGGCGTAAGTTTGGCGATAAGTATTTGGATGGAGTGAAAATTGCTAAGATGATGGGTATTGAGTTGCCTGATGATGTTGTGCCTTATGTGGATGAGCCGAGGATTGATAAGGTTTGGGCATCGTTTGTTGATGCTGATGATTAAGCTGTGATGATTGCCGCCCGTAGTTTGGGCGGTTTTTTTGTTGGTTTTTGGATGGCCGCCGATGGGTATATCTGCGGCTTTTTTTGTATGCCGATAGGTTTTTTGAGAGGAGCGCGTTATGCGTAAAGTCCCTGTTGCGGGTAAGCCGCATATTTACAATGTGAAACGTGGTGGCGGGCGTGGAAAGGCGAATGCGAACCAAAGTCGCCGCTCCGGGTCTTGATTTGAAACATAATCCCATGCAATAGGTGTTTGAATGGCTAAACTTTGTGGGGCAAAGACCCGTTCGGGCGAGCCTTGCCGTTCCAAAGCGATGCCTAATGGCAGGTGCCGAATGCACGGCGGGACAAATAAAGGCGCGCCCAAAGGCAGCCAAGCCAAAGCGGGCGCGCTTTATTCCAATTACTACACGGACGATGAAAAGCTGCTGGCGGAGGAGTTGGAGCTTGAAAGTATTGATGCGGAATTGCGTTTGTGCAAAATCCGTTTGAATCGGGCTTTGAAACTGGAAGCGGAGCAGGCGGCAGAAGCGCTGGAGTTGGAGCGTATTGTGGAAACGCCTGCGATAGTGGGCGGTGTGCCGATTACGGATGACCCTGATGTGCCGCCTGTGCAGCAAAAGACGTTTGTGCGTAAGGATTATGAGCCGATTATCCAGCGGCTGTTAGGGCGGATTGAGTCGCTGACGCTGACGCGGCAGAAGCTGATTAACGGGATGAAGTTGGATATTACCAGTTCGGACGGCAGCATGACCCCTACGGTGATTGAACTGGTGGCGGTGGGCGATGATGAGAGTACAGGTTAAGCTGCCGCCTAAAATCAAAAGGATTTTCAGGCTGCCGCGCGGGGCGTTGCGTTTTCGCGGGTCGTGGGGCGGGCGTGGGTCGGGCAAGTCGTTTAACTTTGCCAAGATGGCGGCGATATGGGGCCTTGTTGAGCCGCTGCGTTTTTTGTGTACGCGGGAATTTCAGAATTCCATCAAGGAGTCGTTTTACGCGGAGTTGAAGGCGGCGATTGCATCCGAACCGTGGTTGGAAGTGGCTTACGATGTGGGCGTGGACTATATACGCGGGCGCAACGGTACGGAGTTTCTGTTTAAAGGGCTGCGCAACAATATCCAGTCGGTGAAGTCGTTGGCGAAAATTGATGTGTGCATCGTGGAAGAAGCGGAAGACATCTCGGAAGCGGCGTGGGAAGTGTTGGAGCCGACCATTCGTGCGCCGAAGTCGGAAATTTGGGTGATTTGGAATCCAAAGCAGGAAAACAGCGCGACGGATAGGCGTTTTCGTAAAAATCCGCCGCCACGTTCGTGCATTATGGAGATGAATTACGGCGACAATCCGTTTTTCCCACCTGAATTGGAAGAGTTGCGGCGGCATCAGCAGCAAACGCTTGACCCTGCCCGCTATGCGTGGATTTGGGAAGGCGCGTATTACGAGCAGAGCGAGGCGCAGGTGTTTCGCGGCAAGTATGAGATTGCGGAGTTTGTGCCGGGCGAAAATTGGGACGGCGCATATTTCGGCTTGGACTTTGGCTTTTCACAAGACCCTACGGCAGCGGTGCAATGTTGGATACACGACAACAAACTGTATATTGAGCGTGAAGCAGGCGGCGTGGGCATTGAATTGGACGACACTGCGGCGGTATTGCAGGCAGCGATGCCTGATATTGGGCGCTATGTGGTGCGGGCGGATAGTGCGCGACCTGAAAGCATCAGTTATTTGCGGCGGCATGGTTTGCCTCGCATCGTGGGTGCCGTTAAGGGCAAGGGCAGCGTGGAAGACGGTATTGAATTTATCAAGTCGTTTGAGAAAGTGGTTATCCACCCGCGTTGCGAGAACACGGCGCAGGAGTTTCGGCTGTATAGCTACAAGATTGACCGTTTGAGCGGGGATGTGTTGCCTGTGCTGTTGGATGAGCATAACCATTACATTGACGCGGTGCGTTATGCCATTGAGCCGCTGATTGGCAGTATGGACGCGATGAAACGATTTAAGGCTTTGTCATTATGAGTAAGCAGTTTAGGGTGGATGGTTTTTTGCAGGCGGTGTTGGGCGGTAAATCGCCGGCGCGGGTTACTTCGGTTTCCGCGCCTTTTTTGTATGCGCAGGGCGGTATTTTTCGCCGCGTGGTGGATTTGCCCGCTGATAAGGCATTATCAGGTGGATTTGAGATTGAGGGTGATGCGGACAATCTGCTGGCATCTGAGCTTGACCGTTTGAATGTGTTTGAAACGGCGGCTTATGCGTTGAAGCTGGCGCGTTTGTTTGGCGGCGCGTGCGTTGTTCCGTTGGTGGCAGACGGCAAAGGGTTGAACGAGCCGTTGGATGTGTCGCGCGATGTGGAAGTGGTGGAATTGCGGGTGTTCGGCATCAATCAGGTGTCGGTGGAAGGGGCGCTGTATGGCGATGCCACGCAAAAGAATTTCGGCGAGCCGGAGTTTTACCGTATTTCGTCGCGCGAAAAGCAGTTTGTGGTACATGAAAGCCGTGTGTTTCCGATTCACGGTTTCAGGCTGCCTGAAATGCTGAAAGACACGCGCATTTATTGGCAAGGTGGCAATGCGGTTGACTGTGCTTACAAGGCTATTTTGGATTGGGAAACCACGCGCGAGCGCACCAAGCAGATTTTAGACCGCAAGCAGCAGCCTGTTTACGCCATGAAGGGCTTGGCTGATTTGATTGATGGTGGCATGGAGAATTCGGTGCAGCAGCGCATTCAGGCGGTGGATGCTTCGCGCGGGGTACTGAACACGGTGGCGGTGGATGGCGAGGATAGCTACACCGTAAACGATATGAATGTGAGCGGGCTGACTGACATCATCGGCAAGTTTGAGCAAGTGATTTCGGCGGAGACGGGTATTCCGCTGGCGCAGTTGTTTGGGCAATCGGCGAGTGGGCTATCTGCCACGGGTGAAGGCGATTTGCGCAATTTCCATGAATTGGTGGAAGCGGAGCGGGTGCGTGTGGGCAATATGTTGGAGCGGCTGATTGCGCTGTTGGTATTGCAAAACGGCATCAAGGGCAAAATCCCTGATGGCTGGCGCATTAAGTGGTCGCCGTTGTATGTGCCAACAGCACGCGAGCAGGCGGACATGGCGAAACTGGCAGTAGATACGCTGAAAACCGAAGTTGATGCGGTGGCGCAGGCGGTGTCTATTGGTGCAGTAAGCGAGACGCAGGCGGCGGATTATTTCGCCCAGCGAGAGCAATTTGGTTTGAAACGTGAGGTACACGATGGCGCAGATGCCCAAGACTACGCGGCGAAAACCTAAGCGCTGGTTGTATCCGCACGCCACGGAGCGCGAATATGAGCGGCTGCTGCTGGTTTTTGCCGATAGCATTGCGGCGGAAATTGAGCGGCAACTGCCTTTGTTGGATTTGCGCCAAGACGCGCTGGATGACATCCCTGAAAGCAGCGGTTGGTATGAGCGGCTGCGGCGGTGGGTAGTGGGCATTGCCGATGTGTTTAGGCAGCCTGAAAAAACGATTGCGGGGGCGTTGGGCTTATTGCGCGAAGTGAATCGTTTTAACGCGCGGCAGTTTCAAGCGGTGGTGCGCTCGGTGTTTGCGGTGGATGTGTTCGCGCATGAGCCGTGGTTGTTGGATGTGATGAAACAGTTTGAAGCGGAGAATATCCGTTTGATTAAATCGATACCTGCGCAGTATTTGGAAACGCTGCACGGCAAGATTGTGGCGGCGGTTCGCGCGGGTATGCCCCATTCGCAGCTTGCGGATTTTATCCGTGAGACTTATGCGCTGCCCAAAAGCCGCGCGCGCTTGATTGCCCGCGACCAAATCGGCAAACTCAATGGGCAGCTTACGATGGAGCGGCAACGCGGCATTGGCGTTACGCAATACGTTTGGCGCACTTCGCTGGATGAGCGCGTGCGCCATGAACACCGCGAGCGCGAAGGTAAAGTGTTTGCTTGGGATAATCCGCCATCAGACGGACACCCAAGCGAGCCGATTCAATGCCGATGCAGCGCAGAAGGCATTTACCCTGATTTTGCTGATTTGAAAGGAATGGTTTATGAGCGTCATCCGCTATGACCGCGCGGAAATGAAAGCGCGGCGCAATCAAGATGGTTTTATTCACGACACGCCTGTTCTCACGCGAACGGGCGTTTTTGTTTATCGCAATGCAGATGGCAGCGAGCGGCGCGAATATCGCCCGCCTGAAGAGGTATTCCGCGCGGACAGTCTGAAAGGCTACAAAGGGCTGCCAATTACAAACGGCCATCCCGGATTGGTAACCAGTGCCAATGCCGCCAATCATACGATAGGCGCGGTGCTGGGTGAGGCAAGGCAAGACGGCAATAACCTGATTGCCGATATTGTGATTCACAACCCCGCAGCGATTAACGCGGGCAACAAAGAACTTTCAGTCGGCTATGAGTTGGATTTGGAGGAAACCGCTGGCATCACGCCCGAAGGCGAACGCTACGATGCGATACAGCGCAATATCCGCCCCAACCACTTAGCGATTGTGAGCAAGGGACGCGCAGGCAATGCGCGGTTGAATATGGACGGCAACGAAGCCGTGGATGATAAGGACGAAACGATGACAAAAATCTGTTTGGATAACGGCATTGAATACGATGCCGCGCCCGAAGTGATTCAGGCGTTTAATCAATTAAAGCAGGATGAGGCGGCGGGCAAAATCAAACTTGCCCAAGCCGAAGCCCGCGCCGATAGCGCAGAAGCCGATTTGAAGGCGTTGCAAGACAAGCAGCCGCAAATCAAGCAAGATGCGCTAAAAGAAGCGCGCGAACGTTTGCAACTGGAAGCAGTCGCCAAAACGCATGGCGTGGACTTTAAAGAAGACACCGCCGCGCGCGAGATTAAAGTAGCGGTGATTAAAGCCATTCGCGGCGATGCGCTCGTGTTGGACGGCAAAACCGATGATTATGTGGCGGCGGCGTTTGATATGGCGTTGGCGGCGCATGACGAGCAGGCGAAAAACAAAGCCTTGGCGGGGCAGCGTCAAGATATGGCGGATAAGGATGGCGCGGGCGGCGTATCGGCGGCGCAGGCGCGTGAGCAATACAAATCAAATTTGAAAGGGGCTGAATAATGGCTATGTATGACGACCAAATGGATGCGGCGTTTGCCGGCATGAAAGCAGACAGCGGCTTTGACCGCGTGGAAAGCTATGCGGTTGCCGCAGATGGTTTAACCGCAGGCGTGATTGTGGGCATGGATGCCAACGGCGCGGCGGTAGCGGGCAAAGGCACAAAAGCCGTGGGCGTGGTGATTCATTCGCACACGCCGCTTGCTCCCTATAAACAAGGCGATTGCGTTTCGGTGATGACGCGCGGGCTTTGCTGGGTAAAAGTGGCGGCAGGCAAAACCGTTGCCAAAGGCGAAGCGGTGAAGTTTAACGCGGCGGGGCTGCTGGATAATTCGGCAGCCGACAGCCTGAAAAATGCGGTTATCCGCGATGTGAAAAGCGTGGCAGGTGGCAAGATTGCTTGCGTTGAGCTGCACGCACCAACAGCTTAATGAAAGGAAATGATGATGCAAAAACATTTGCACTATGATGAAGCGGAAAAATCTGTTATCGCGCAATTTGCGCAATCTACGGGCAACGCAATGCGCGAAGACGAAAGCGTGTTTGCCGCGCGTGAATTGGATTTTGTGAAAGCCAAAATCTATGAGAAAAAACGCCCGCCGATGTTGGGCTTGGGGCTTGTTCCGATTGCTTCTGATGTGCCTGAATACGCCGAAACGGTGGTCTATAAAACCTATGACACTGTGGGCATGGCAAAGATTGTGGCAAATTATGCCGATGATTTGCCCCGCGCAGATGTACTTGGGACAGAACACACCGTGCGCGTGAAAACCGTTGCCGATTCCTACGGCTTTAACATCATGGAACTGAAAGCATCGGCGGGATTAGGCACCAACCTACCCACCCGCAAAGGCGAGGCTGCTCGCCGTGCGATTGAAGTGAAGCTGAACAAAGTGGCGATGGTGGGCGATGCGGAATATGGCTTGTATGGCATGACCACCCACCCAAATATCGGTGTTACCACGCTGCCTAGCGGCAAGGCTTGGGCGCAGGCAACAGGCGCGGAAATCATCGCCGATTTGGACGCGCTGTGGAATGCGGTGCGCTTGCAAAGCAAAGGGGTGCATACGCCGAACCGCCTGGTGGTTGCCAGCACATTGCACGCGCTATTGACTTCCAAAATCTACACCGAAGCGCACGGCATTACGGTGTGGGAGTTTTTTGGCAAGAAACATCCTTCGCTGCAATTGGTGGAAGCGCCCGAATTTGACGGCGCGGGCGCAGGCGGCAAGCATTTGCTGTTTATCGGCGAATTTGACGCGGAAAACATGAGCCATGAGTTGCCGATGGCGTTTAACCAAATGGAAGCGCAGGCGCGCGGCTTGGAAGTGGTTGTGCCTTGCTACGCACGCACGGCGGGCGTAGTGGTGCATTATCCGCTGGCGTTTTCTAAGTGTGAGATTGCGGCGGCTTAGGCTGGCTGAAAATTTGGGTTATACAGGGCTGCTTCGGCAGCCTTTTTTATGGAGAAAATCTATGTTAATCAAAAACATTAAACCCGCTGTGGTGGTATTGAATGGCATGACGGTGCTTGCGCCGATGCAGGAAGCCGAAGTGGCGGATAACGATGCGGGCGTATTGAGCTTGGTTGAAAGCGGGCATTTGGAAGTGTTAGAACAGCCTAAGTCAGAACCACCCAAGCAAGAAGATGTAACCAAGATGACAGTGGAGCAGTTGCGCCAGTATTTGACGGAAAAAGGCGTTGAATTTGCCAGCGATGCCAAGAAAGAGAATTTGCTGGCATTGGCAGGCGCACAATGAACCCGCTGATTGATAAGCTGCGTTTGCTTTGCCCTTATGTTGCTGCTGCGGATGATGCGTTATTGGAAAAGATGCTGATTTTGGCGGCGGAGTTTGCGCCGCCTTGCTTATCCGACAAGTTGAAAGAACGCGCGGTGTTGTATTACGCGGGCTATTTAGCGGTAAACGCACTTTCGGCAGCAGCGCAAGGGGCGGTGGTTGTGCCTGTGGGCGTAGTGTCGGAGCGTGAGGGCGATTTGTCGCGCAGCTATGGCAATAATGGCGGCGACCCTTGCGGTTATTTGGCGCAGTATCAAAAGCTGGCGGATTTGTGCAAACGCGGTGCGATTATTGTGTCGCAATATGGTGGCGGCTGTGGATGTGGAAATTAACGATTTTGGCTTGGATGATATTATCGGCAACACGCAAAGGCTGAATGGACGGGTGGTTAAGGTGGGTATTCAAGGCGGCTCGCATGATGATATGGTGGACATTGCTATTTACAACCACTTTGGCACGCGCCACATTCCGCCGCGCCCATTTATGGCGGATTGTGCGGAGCAGAACGCAGCGCAGATTAGCGAAGCGCAGCGGCGAGTGGTGTATCGCGTGCTGGAAGGGGCGGATGCGGAAGCGATGCTGCATCAACTGGGCAACTGGTATCGTGATGTGCAAAGGGCGCACATTCGCAATGGCAATTGGACACCGAATGCGCCTGCAACGATTAAGCGCAAGGGGTCTGACCGACCGTTGATTGATACGGGGCAGTTGGTTCATTCGGTGGAATATGAGGTAGTGTAGTTTTCAGGCTGCCACACCACGGGAACAAAGTTATGGAAACATTGGAATGGTTTTTGTCATTAAACGGCTGGGACTTTTTCTGGGCATTAGTAAAGTTGTATTTCTTACTCGCTGTGCTGGGTACATTTTTGAGATATGTATTTTGGCACAAAGAAAACGATTAAAGGCAGCCTGAAATGGGATTAAGAAAACAACACACCATTCGCCGTTTTGCCGATGGGGCGTATATCAAGGGGCGCTGGCAACAAGGCACGGAAACGCAAACGTTGGTTATCGCCGCTTCGGTGCAGCCGATACGCAACGATGAGCGGGAGAATTTGCCCGAGGGCAAACGCATGGGGCGAGCGGTTAAGATTTATACCGATGCGCTGCTGCGGGTGGACGACAACATGGGCGATGTGTTGCTGTGGCTGGGGACGGAATACCGCATCATCGCGCAGGCGCGGTTTCAAATGGGCATCATCAGCCATTACCGCTATTACGCGGTATCGGAGCAGCCATGAAAGAGTATTTGTACGATATTTTGGCAGCGTTGTTGCCTGTGCCGCTGATTTGGGCGTATGAAAACGGCAGGCAGCCTGAAAACGTGTTTGCCGCGCTGGACGTGCGCTCGGCGGATGCCAGTTTACCTGTGCTGCGTGCGCCGATTAGCGAAAGCGGCAGCCGTGCATTATCGGCGGTGCGTGAAGCGGCGGTAACGGTGCAATGCTATGGCGATGGCGCGTTTGAGATTTTGGACGCGTTGGCAATGGCATTGCAAACCGAAGCGGCAGCCGATGCGCTGGATGCAGCGAATGCGGCGGTGTTTGATATAGAGCGGGTGCAATCTGTGCCCAAGCTGTTTGAAGCGCAGTATCACGAGCAGGCGGTGTTGTCGTTTCGTTATCGCTATATGGCGGCTATGGATGAGACGGTGCCTGTAATTGAAAAAGCAGTTTTAGATGTAACCACGCGGCAGTAGCCGCTTTTTTTATGGAGTTTTGACATGGCAAAATTAGACCGATTGGTTAAGTTAAACATTTCGCTAAACACGACGGCAATCGCCACGGAAAGTTTTAGCGATATGATGATTGTGGGCTTGCACGCGGCAACCACGGCACGCATGGCGGCGATTACTTCGGCGGGTGAGTTGCTGGATATGGGTTTATCGGCAAGCGACCCGATTTACAAGGCAGCATTGGCGGCGTTTTCGCAAACGCCGACGCTGGCGAAAGTGTATATCGGGCGACGCGCGGCAAGCAAAATCACGCTATCGGGCGAGCAGATTACCGCCAAAATCACGCTGCCCAGCGGCGAAGTATTGGATATTGATGGTACAGCGGCGCAAGGCGCGGCAGCTTTGCCTGCATCGCTGAAAGCAACGGCAAGCGGCGACACGCTGACGATTGCTGAAGCAGCAGATATTGCGGTAAAGCCCACACGCGGCACAATGGCATTGAGCGCAACGGAAAGCTACACCGACGCGCTGAACGAAATCATCAAGGCGGGCGGTTCGTGGTATGGCTTAGTGGTGGCTGACCGCACGGAAAGCGTGGTGTTAGAAGTGGCGGCGTGGGCAGAAGCTAATGTGAAGCTGTTTGGCACAGCAACCGATGATGTGAAAGTGTTGAATGGCGCAGTACGCACCGACATTGCTGCCAAACTGATGGATAAGCAGTATTTCCGCACGTTTGTGGTATTTGACCGCGAAGCGGCAACGGAATTTAACGAAGCGGCGTTGATGGCGAAGTGTTTTACTTTTTACCCAGGCGGTGAGACGTGGGCGAACAAACGCCTTGCAGGCATTACTGCCGACCGTTTAGCGGAAGGCGAATACATTGCCGCCAGCGAAAAAAATTGCACCACGTTTGAAATGTTTAAATCGTTTGCGCTGACGCAAGGCGGCAAAACGGCGGCGGGTGAATGGATTGATGTGATTCGTTTCCGCGATTGGTTGCATAATGAAATGCAGGCAGATGTGGCGTTTGCGCTGATTAACGGCGACGGCAAAATCCCCTACACCGATGAGGGCATTACCATTTTAGCCAATGCGATGCAGAAATCTTTGCAGCTTGGCGTGCGCCGCGGCGGCATTGCGCCCGAGGAGTTGGACGAGAACGATAAGGTTGTCCCCAGCTACACGATTAAGAAGCCGAAAGCGTCGCAGATTTCGCCCAACAACAAGGCAAGCCGCGTGTTGAACGATTTGGGCGGCTCGGCGCGTTTGGCGGGGGCGATTCATGTGGTGAACATTAAATTTAGCTTAGGCTATGAATGAAAGGATAAACGATGAGTGCAGTAAAAACTTATTCGCCCGACCGTGTGAAATTGGTGGTGGGCGTGCATTCGGTAACGGGCTATGCAGATGGCACGTTTGTGAGCATTGAGCCTTTGGGCGATGGCATCACATCGCAGGCAGGTGCGGATGGCGAAGTGGCGCGCGTGATGAGTGCGGATAAGCGCGTGAAAATCACGCTGACTTTGCAACAAACCAGCCGCAGCAATGATGTGTTGAACACGCTGCTGTCTATTGACCATTTGAGCGGCGGCGATAAGCCGTTTCCGTTGATGCTGACGGATTTACGCGGCACAACATTGGTTGCCACCGATGCCGCTTGGATTGTGAACCGCCCCACGGTGGAATTTGGCAAGGAATTGGGCAACCGTGAATGGGTGATTGAAACGGCACGCGCTGCCTTTACCGTGGGAGGGAATAACTGATGAGCCAAACGGTTGAAATTAAAGTGGGCAAAAACACATTTTTTGTTACCAAAATGAATGCTTTTGAAGCCTTGCCTGTGTTTGGCGATTTGCAAAAGGAATTGCTGCCTGCGCTGGGCGCGTTGCTCGGCAGCCTGAAAGACAGCAAGCAAGAAGGCAGCCTGAAAGATGAGCCAGAAGGCAGCCTGAAAGATGTGAACAACGCGGATTTGGAAAAGGCGGTGGAAAAGCTATCGGCGCAGCTTGACGGCAAATCGCTGGAACGCTGGGCAACGCGCTTGTTGGATAGCGGGCATATTGCCTATGAGGACGAAAACGGCGAAGCGGTGCGCTTTAAGTTGGCGCGAGATGGGCATATCTTTGATGATTTTGCCGAAGTGTTGCAGCTTTTGGCGGTGGTGATTAAAGAGAATTTCGCTGCCCCTTTGACGCGCTGGCTAAACCTTTCTGGACTGGCGGGTTTAGCCGAAAAAGCGAAACCGTAGGGCGTTTTCGCGCCGATTTGGAAGCGGAATTTTTGATTTGGCGACCTGTGTTGGCGCGAAAAATCAGCCTTGCCGAAGTGAAAAACGGCACGGCTGATTTGGTGGACTTACTGAAAATCAATGCGATTTTGGATATGCAAGACGAGGCGGAAGCGCGGGAAGCGGAGAGATGGAAGTGATTTATTCCGTTGCCGCCAACAAGCGTAACGCTGCTTTGAACACGGTGGTTTGCGATTCGCCGCGCTCGGCAGCCAGCCGCTCCAACAGCGCGATGGTGTCGGTATCTAGGGCAAAGGTTTTTTGGCGGATGCCGTTTTTCTCGTGGTATTTGCGGGTACGCTCGGTTTGTGATTGCGCCATAATAAAACTCCTTGATTTTGATGGAGAGATTTTGTATAGTAGTAGGAAGCAGGGGAAGCGGTAACTCCCCCTGTCTGGTACTACGTTACCAAGCTGATTGCGACATCAGCAAGAATAACACCAGAAAAATTACTTTGATGACGGTACTCATCGGGTAATCCTTCCTGTGTAACACCCCCGAATTATCAGGTTTGGGGGTTTTTCCTTTGTTGTTCTCCACAACAAAATAATTGTATTACATATTACAAAATAAGTCAAACTTGTTTTGTGTTTAATGTATTGAAATATAAATTGTTTTTAGGAGTTTATCGTGGCAAAATTAGAAGTATTGGCAGGAGATTTTACTAATGGTGGTTTTCATGAGGTGATGTTCGGGCAATTTAAAATGTTACGACCGCAACCGAAAATTGATAGCTGGTTATCGGTTTTTCTTAGTTGGCTGGACGATATTGAATATGAATTCATCCCATTTGCTGAAATCGCAGAGATGGAGAAAGCAACAGAGGAATCTATTACACGGCTAGGCGGTGCAGTCGGCTGGGGGTTGGCTGGGTCGCTGGCTTTTGGTGGGGTGGGTATGTTGGCAGGATTGCTGCGTGGCGGGAAAGCTAAGGAAGTAATGTTTGTGTGTACATTTGTTGATGGACGCAAAATGATTGCTAAAACGGACAGCAAGACCTACGAAAGAATCTTGGCAAAGTGTTTAGAAAATATCCATTCACCACAGGATTTTGCAATACGTCAGCAACAATGCGCAGAGAGAAAATTGAAAAATCCTGCTAAAACTGCGGCGCAAATCCAAAAAACCAGATGGATGAAAGTGGGGAAAGCAGTTTTGTTTTTATTGTTTGTTGGTATGGCGTTGTATTGGTTTAATCATGCTAAACCGCGCACAAATGAAATGCAAAAAAGTGCTGTAATGCAGCAATTATCAGAATGATGTGATAGCCGCCCATTGGGCGGTTTTTTTATGCCTGAAAGGTTTTGCCATGATTGCAAGAGAATTGGTTACGCTGCTGCGTTTTAGAATGGAAAGGGCGGGTTTAAACCAGTTTTTAAATGGTTTGAACCAAGCGCGAACACGGGCGCAGGCGGCGGCGAATGATATTCGGCGCAGTTTTGCCAGTATGCGTTTGCAGCAGCGCGGCAGCGGGGCGATTTACAACCGCTCGCTGGATAGGTTGGGCATTCGCTCGGATAGGCAGATTTACGCAGACATCCGCAGGGCGCAATTGGCTTATGCGGCGTTTCGGCGCACGGGCATGGCAACCCATGCGGAGCTTGACCGCGCTTGGGCAAACACGCGTGCGCGGATTCGCGAGCTACGCGGGGAACTGAACGGTGGTAGCAGCAATTTGCTTGGTGGGTTAGGCAAATGGCTGGGCGCAGCGGCTGTGGGCGCAGGCGTGAAATCTATTATTGATACCAGCGCGGAGTTTGAACGCTATGAAACGGTGTTGGGCACGATTGAAGGCAGCAGCGAAAAAGCGCGTGCGGCGATGGATTGGGTGGCGGATTTTGCCAAGCGAACGCCTTATGAGCTTTCGGAAGTAACGGAAGCATTTGTGAAGCTGAAAGCCTATGGGCTTGACCCAATGAAAGACGGCTTGATGCAAACGCTGGGCGATACGGCGGCGGCAATGGGCAAGCCTGTGATGCAAATGGTGGAGGCGATTGCGGATGCGGTAACAGGTGAGAATGAACGCTTAAAAGAATTTGGCGTGAAAGCGTCTAAAAAAGGCGGGCAGATTGCGTATAGCTTTACCGATAGCGAGGGCAAGCAGCAAACTTTGCAGGCTTCGGCGGATAACCGCGCGGAAATTCAGGCGACTTTGCAGACGATTTTCAACCAGAAATACAAGGGAGCAATGGACAAGCTCTCTAATACTTGGGAGGGTTTAACGTCTAACTTGGCGGATAACTGGCAAAGTTTGAAGCGGGAAATCGGCAAGGCTGGGTTGTTTGATGGGGCGAAACGGGCGTTAAAAGGCTTGGTGGATTATTTGGGGCAGTTGAGCGCGGATGATTTGAAAGCCTTTGCGCGCGCTTTGACGGAAATCGGCAAGGCGGCGGCGTTTTTGGGCGCGGCGTATGGTGTTTATCGCTTGAATAATGCTTTGCTTGGCGCAATCTGCAGCGCAGGCAGCCTGAAAACGTTGTTGCAGGGCATTGGGATGAGCGCGAAAGCGTCGCTGCTGCCATTTTTGAAAATCGCGGCGGTGCTGTATGGCATCTACTTGATTGTGGACGATATTATCGTGTGGCTGAACGGTGGGCAGTCGGTGTTGGGGCGTTTGGTGGGCGCGTCGAGCGAATGGAAAACGCAGATTGATTGGGTGAAAGAGAAGCTAGGCTGGGTTTGGGAAAAGCTGGGGGCGATTAAGGATGCTTTGGGCGGCGCGGGGCAAACCACGGGCAAATGGTTGATGAAAATTGTGGCGTTGGTGGCGGTGGGCATGGCGGTGTTTAAGGTGTTTATGCTGTTGTATGGGGCAACGAAATTTATTGCGCTGGGCATCCGCTTGATTACGGCGGCAATGGCTGCTAATCCGATTTTGCTGGTAATTATGGCAATAATCGCGGCTATTTGGCTGCTGTATAACAACTGGGACACGGTGGTGGCGTATTTGCTGGCGGCGTGGGATTGGGTGAAAGCCAAAGCATCGGCGGCATGGCAGGCGATTACGGCTTGGGCGCTGGCTACTTGGGAGCGGATTAAAGCAGCTTGCTTGGCGGCGTGGAATGCGGTTTGGCAATCTGCGGCGCAAATGTGGAACAGCATCCAGCAAAAGGCAATTGGTGCTTGGCAGGCGATTAGCAGCAGCGCAAGCAGTATTTGGGGTGGCATCATCAGCACGGTAAACGGTCTTTGGGATACGGCGATTGGGTATTTTAAAGATAAGTGGGCAGCGGCGGTTGCGGCGGTGCGCGGTTGGTTTGATTGGATACCGGGCTTGGGTGGCGGCAGCATCAATGTGAACCATACGGTGAGCGCGGCGGCGATGACGGGCGCGGGAGTCGGTGTGCGCGCGGGCAGCGTGGTGAATAATGTTACGCAAAACATTACGGCAAATGGCGTGCAAAATCCTGCGCGTGCGGCGGCGCAAATGGGGCGTAATGCTTATGTGTTGAAAGGGGCTTCGTGATGGCTTTTCAGGCTGCCTATGATGGCGTGAAAAATGCAGCGGGCAAGGTAAACAAGCTGGTGAACATGGTGTTTGGCATCGGTGGGACAACGGTGGGTGCGTTGCAGTTGGACGCGCTGATTGAAGAAACCACAGAGCTTTCGGCAAATGTTACCCAGTATGCGGTGGAAGAAGGCGCGCCGATTGCCGACCATATCGGCGTGGAATCAGAGCGGCTGTCGTTGAGCGGGGTGGTATCGGGGGCGAGCGTGGTGTTGTTTGGCGATTCGGGCAAGTCTAAGCTGGTGCAGGCTAAGGCGCTGCTGCGACAAATGCACGAAAAGCGCGAGCCGATTACCATTGTGTCGGGTTTGGATTTTTACTCGGATTACGCGATTACCAGTTGCACGATTCGGCGCGGAGCGGATGGCGAGAAGCTGGATGTGGAGATGTCGCTGATTAAGATTCGCAAGGCGCAGCCGCGTGAAGCGGACGTGCCGCCGCAAAAGGCGAGTGGCAAGGCTAAGGGTAAGGCAGGGGAAACGGGCGCGCGCAAGGGCAAAACGGCGGGCAAAACGGCGCGCAAATCGTCTGTGCCGAAAACGGCGCAGCCTGCTGGTAAACCTGTATCGCAGCCGACCCAAGCAAGGCAGCCTGAAACGCGGCGCAGCCAGTTGCACAAAATAACGTATTAGGAGATTTTATGCTGGCTTTGACTTTGGCAGATGCGAATGATTTTGTGATAGAAGCGGAATTGGACGGTGCGGAATATGCGTTGCATTTTGCTTGGAACGATGAAAACAGTTATTGGGCGTTGGGCTTGGAAAATGCTGATGGTGTGATGCAGTTTGAAGGGCTGCGCATTTGCCCGAATGTGGATATTTTGGCAGGTTTGCGCTATTTGGATGTGCCGCAAGGGGTGTTGTTTTGCGATGGCGAGCCTGACCGCATGGCGTTTGTGGATGAGCGGGCGCAGATGATTTACGCTGGAGCGGATGATGTTTTTGTTTGACCGGACTTATCGCTTGGTGGTGGGTGAAGCAGGCAAAAAGGGGGTGGAAATTGCGCCGCCTTTTCATATTGAGTTTTCTGTTGAGAAAACAGCGAAGGAAGACCCGAATAAGTGCCAAGTGAAAATTTACAATTTGAAGCCTGACACGCGCCGTGCCCTGGAAAAACCTGATGCGTTTGCGGTGTTGTATGCGGGGTATGGCGAAAACGCGGGCGCGGTGGTGTTGGCGGCGGGCGCGGTGATTGAGTGCATTACGGCGTTTGATGGGCAAAATGTGGTAACGGCGCTGGAATTGGCGGATGGCTGGGTGGAGTTGCGCGATTGTTATGTGTCGTTGGGCTATGCAGCAGGGGCTTCGGCGCACGCGGTGATTCGGGATATTGCGCGGCAAATGGGGCTGGTTTTGGAAATGGCGGCGGATTTGCCCGACCATGTTTGGCAGCATGGCTTTTCGCATCATGGCGCGGCACGGATTGCGCTGGGCAAGGCAACGGCTGCGGCTGGGTTGGCGTGGTCTATCCAAAATCAGGTGTTGCGGGTGGTTAAAAAGCATGGCACTACGCCACGCCGCGCGGTGGTGCTGGCGGCGGATAGCGGCTTGGTGGGCTTTCCTGAACGCTTTGCCCAAGCAGCAACGGGTAAGGCGGCTAAGGGCAAGGGCGAAAAGGGGGCGGCGGAGAAAAAACGCTATGGCTGGAAAGTGAAGTCGCTGCTGCTGCCGCAAGTGAACCCGAGCGATGTGTTGAAGCTGGAATCGCGGCAGGCGAATGGGTTTTTTCGGGTGGAGAGTGTGAAGCATTCGGGCGGGTTTGATGGCGGCGATTGGGTGAGCGAATTTGAGTTGTTTGATTTGAATGAGCCGCCTGCGGCGAAACAGGCGAATAAAAAATAATCCCGCTTTGGCGGCTTTTTTTATAGGGAAATGGCAATGGATATTTCAGATTTGCGCGAGATGATGCAAACGGAATTGGAGGCGGTGCATACGACGCTGGCGGGCAAGATTGTGTCGTGGGATGGCTCGCGGGCGGTGGTGCGCCCTGCGCTGCCGCGTGCGATGCGTGATGGCACGGCTTTGCCTGCGCCGCAGATTGTGTCTGTGCCTGTGTGTTTTCCTGTTGGGGCGGGCGGGGCTGCGATGATAAGCGTGCCGCTGGCGGTGGGCGATGATGTGTTGCTGCATTTTGCGGAAACGGCAATTGATGCTTGGCTTTCGGGTTCGGACGCTGCGCCTGACGACCCGCGCCGCTTTGATTTGAGCGATTGCTTTGCTTCGCCTGTGTTGCGCCCTACGGTGGGCGCGGCGGATACGGAGAATGTGTCGCTATCGTTTGGCGCAGGCAGTCTGAAAATTGCGCCATCGGGGGAAATCACGATTGCTGCGCCCAAGGTTACGATTAACGCGCCTGTTATCAATAATGGCTTAGTGAGCATTAACCAAGGTATGAACAATGAAGCAGGCGGGGCGGTGGCGTGTCGTGGTGGCTTTGAGATTGTGGGCGGCGATGTGGTGGCGGATGGTATTTCGCATAAATGGCATACGCATCGGGGCGATAGCGGCGGAACGACAGGAGCGGCGCAATGAGTGTGGATTTGAAATTAGATGCTTCGCATGATTTGGATTTTTCGGATGGGCGGTTGCATTTTGTGGCGGGCGAGACGCGGATTCGGCAGCAGGTGGTGGTTACGCTGAAAACGTTTTTGGGCGAGTGGTTTTTGGACAATACGCATGGGGTGCCGTATTTGGAGAATATTTTGGTTAAGAATCCGAATCGTGCGGAAGTGGAAGCGATTTTGCGGGCGAAAATTAAGGCGGTGCCTAATGTGGTGGGCGTGCCGAAAATGCGGTTGTTGTTGAACCACCCGACGCGCTCGCTGGCAACGGTGTTTGAAATTGAAACGGATAGTGGACGGATTGAAACGGAGATTAAGCTATGAGCGGGGTTACGCCTTATGGTTTTGTGAAAATGCGGCTGCCTGAAATTCGGCGGGCAATCGCGGATGATTTGAAAAACCGTTTAATGGCAGCGGGGCTGGACGGCAATATTGAAACGCGCCCTGATAGTGTGTTGGGGATGCTGATTGATACGTTTGCGGAGCGGGAAGCGGCGTTGTGGGAGAACGCGGAAGCGGTTTACAACGCGATGTATCCGCAAACGGCGGCGGGGGTCTCGCTTGACCGTGCGGTGTCGTTGGCTGGGGTGGCGCGATTGGGCGCGCAAAAGGCTTACACGCGGCTAATTTTTTGGGGGGCAAAGGGAACGCTTATTCCGAAAGGGGCGCAGGCTTCGGCGGAAAACGGCTCGTTGTGGGCAACGGATGATGCGGTGAGCATTATGGCAAGTGCGGCGGCGGGTTTGGTGTTGCAGGCAACGGGCGATGAAGTGGGCTTGACGTGTAATGGGGTGGTGTATCGTTTTACGGGCAAGCAGCCTTTGGCTGGCTTGGCGGCGAAGTTTGAAGGCTCTGGCTTGTTGGCAAATTATGATGGTGTGAATTTGACTTTGACGGCAGGGGATGGTGTGAACCGCCGTTTTAGCGATTTGCTGGGCGTGCGGGTGCTGGAAATAGGTGCAGCGGTGGCAGCAACGGCAAGCGACAATGAAGCTACGGCGGCGGCAGGCGAGATTAACCGTTTGGTTGAGCCTGTGGCGGGATTAAGCCGTGTGGGTAATCCTATGGCGGCGATAACTGGGCGGGCGGCGGAAACGGATGCGGAATTAGCTTATCGGCATGGCATGGCGGTTTATCGGCTGGGGCGGGCGACGTTGCCTGCGCTGGCGGCGAATATTCGCGCGGATGTGCCGCAGATTAGGGAGATTGGGGTGTTTGCCAACAGCGGCGATGCGGTGGACGCTTATGGGCGATTGCCGCATTCGGTGCATGTGGTGGCAGACGGCGGCGATGTGGAGGCGATTGCGCGGGCGATTTGGACATATAAGGCGGCGGGTATTGATACGCATGGGCAGATTGTGCAGGAAGTGCAGACGGAATTTGGGCGGCAAACGGTGCGCTTTGACCGCATTGCGCCTGTTTATGTGTGGATTAAGGCGCAGATTACGCTGCTGCCTGAAACGGAGCAGGCATTCCCTGCGGCGGGCTTTGCGCAAATTCGGGAAAGTTTGTTGCAAGCGGCGGATGTGTTTGGGCTGGGCGATGATGTGTTGTATCAAAAGCTGTATTACGCGGTGTTCCGCACGGCGGGGGTGGCAACGGTGGATTTGAAAATCGCCCGCAGCGCGAAGCCGACTGAAAAACCTGCTGATTCGGCTTTTCAGGCTGCCAATCTGACCATTGACCCATTTGCCAAGGCGTATTTCAGCGCATCGCGCATAGAGGTGTCCTAAATGAAACATGATGAGATTGCTTGGGGGCATTGTTTGGCGCAGTTTTCAGGCAGCCTGAAATTGGAAGCGTTGGTGCGCAGTTTGTATGCGCCGCTCAATGCGCTGCAAACGGCTTATGATGATTTGCTGACGGTGCGCCATTTAGATAAAGCCGAGGGCGTGCAGCTTGATGGCATTGGGCAGATTGTGGGCTTGCCGCGCGAGGTGGATGCGGTGTTGTTTGCCCAGTTTTTTGGTTTTGATGGGCAAAGCGGGATTTTGAGCTTTAATAAGGCGCGGATTCGGCGGGAGCACGAAAAGAATGTGCAGGGCGGTATTGTGCTGGACGATGGGCAGTATCGCCGCTTGTTACATTGGAAAATTGCGGCAAACAATGGTTGCGGCTCGGCGCTGGAAATTGCGGCGGCGGTTAAGGCGGTGTTTTTGGCGGAAGAAGTGCGGGTGCAGGATAGGGGCAATGCAAAAATCCGCGTGTGGTTTCAAAAATCGGCGGCAACGCCTGCGGCGATTTTGACCGATGCGGCGCGTTGGATTCCGCGCGCGGGCGGGGTGGGGATTGAGGTGGTGGTTGCGCCAAAGGCGGATAAGGCGTTTGGCTTTGTGTCGCAAAAATTGTATGGCTTTGGCATCGGAAAACTAGTGCGACGGATTGTGTGATGACGGCGAAAGCCGTCTTTTTTTATGGAGATGTATATGGCAATAAGTACCTTAAATAGCTTTAACATGGCTTGGGGCGAGAACGGCGGGCGGTTTGATTGGCAGCCGGCGCAATATCGGCAGGGCTGGGCAACGATTGGCGATGTGCCGCCAAGTGTGGAGCAGTTTAACGCGCTGCATTATTTGCAAGACGAAAAGGCGAATTTTTTGTATCGCCAACTGGCGGATGTGGTGGCGGCAGCGGGCAAACAATACACGGAAACGGAGGTCGCGTCGCTGCTGACCGAGAGTATTCGCGAAATTATCAAGACAACGATTGGCGAAACAAAGGCATCATCGCAAACGGCGGGGATAATGAAGGTGTTGAATACGCTGGGCAGCACCGCCACCGATGCCGCGCTCTCCGCCGCGCAGGGCAAGGCGTTAAACGATGCGATTGCTGCGCTTAATGCGCTGCTGACGGGCTACACCGCAAACAGCTATTGCCCCAGCGGGCAAATCGGGCTGTTTGCAACGGACTACGCCCCTACTGGCTGGCTCAAAGCCAACGGCGCGGTGTTGTCGCGCACGGTGTATACCAATCTGTTTGCCGCGATTGGCACGCGCTTTGGCGCAGGCGACGGGCACAGCACGTTTAACCTGCCCGATTTGCGCGGGGAATTTCCGCGCTTTTGGGACGATGGGCGCGGGGTGGATGCGGGGCGCGTGCTGGGCAGTTGGCAGAGCGACGCCATCCGCAACATCACCGCGCAGATGTACCTGTACGGCCAAGATGGCTCAAGCAGCCAAGGCGCGTTCGGCTTCCGCAAGCAGGGCGAGCGCGGGCTGGTATGGTCGCGCAACGACAACAATGCGGGCGTGGTGATGGATTTTTGGCTGGACGCGTCCAAAGTCGTCCCCACCGCTCACGAAAACCGACCGCGCAATATTGCTTTGTTGGCGTGCATCAAAATTTAATCTGAAAGGAGCAAAACGATGAGTGAATTACCCAAAACCAAACCTGTATGCCAACTGGATGCGGATGGCTTTTACCTGCATCAAACCGTTGCCGACCAAGACCCAATGCAGCCCGAAAACTGGCTCATCCCCGCGGGCTGCATTGAAGCCGAGCCGCCCGAAGTCAAACCCGAGCAGGCAGCGAAATGGCAGCCTGAAAAAAAGGCATGGCAATACTTGCCCGATTATCGCGGCAAAACCGCTTATCGCACCGACAATGGGCAGCCTGAAACCATGCAGATAGTGGGCGAACTGCCCGCGTATTTAACCCTGATTGCGCCGCCGAGCGAATTGCATCAATGGAATGGCAAAGCATGGACGTTAAGCAAAGAAGCCGCCGCAGCCGTTAAAGCTGAGCAGCAGGCTGAAATGTGGGAGCGGATTAAAGCCAAACGCGCCCAATCCTGCCATGCGGGCATTTACATTAACTCCATCAAAAAATGGATGCACAGCGACCTAGACAGCCGCCAGCAATACACCTTTTTGCGCACGCTGAATAAGCTGCCCGAAGACCTAGTATGGAAAACCCTAGACAACAGCTTTGTGCCTATGACGCGCGAGCTGCTGGACGAGTTGAGCTTAAAACTGATTGCCGATGAGCAGCACGATTTTCAAAACGCCGAGCGGCATAAAGCTGCCATGCTGAAAGCAGAAAACCCGCTGGAATACGACTATTCAAGCGGGTGGAGCGCAGCCGAGTTAATGGACAAGGAGGTGCAACATGGATAACCGCATTGTTTTGGCGTTGTACAAAGGCAACCGCAGCGGCAAGTGGTACAGCCCCAGCGTGCTACAAGCGCGGCTGGGCGACTGGTTGATACGAAAATTCACACGCAGCCCTTACAGCCATTGCGAAATCGCCGTAAATAAGGGAAATGGGCAATACGACTGCTATTCCGCCAGCCTGCGCGACGGCGGCGTGCGCATGAAAACCATGCCGCTGCCTGCGGATAAGTGGGATTTAATCCCCGTCAATCAGCAAGATGCCTACATTGATGTGCTGAACTATTTTGCCCAAACGCGCGGCAAACCGTATGACTTTATCGGTGCGTGCGGCGTTATTCTCGGCATTAAAGGCAGCCTGAAAAAGTGGTTTTGCTCGGAATGGTGCGCGGCGGCACTTGGGCTGCAATATCCTGATAGATACAGCCCGCAGGCGTTGGCAAACTGGCTGCGGCAGCCTGAATAAAAGCCAAACAATTCAAATAGTGGTTTAAAATCTTGTTTTTATCACTTTTTGGAGAATAAGCATGGAAAACGACGAATTGGTTCGGCTTTTTATTGAACGAGGCGTTATCAGCACTGAAGAACGTGTAAAGGAGCTTGAAAAAAGGGGTTGGGTGAAGGTAACGCCCGAGGGATTTAATGATGTCTGCAAGGAGTTTGCGGAGAAAATGAAAGAAAAGTATCCCGAAATAGAGGTGCCAACTTGGGACGATTTTAAAAAGAGTATCGCCCAGCAAAGCAAACAAAATATGTTGGATATGTTGCTAAGAGCATCAGGGCAGAAATCTTAATCATCAAGGCAGCCATTTTCAGGCTGCCTTTTTTTATGGAGAAAAGCATGGATTTAAATGGCAGAAAGGAGCGGCAATGCCAGTAAACACAATCAACACCGCTGCAGCGGTCAACATTAGCGCAATCGGCATCGCGGGGACGTTTTTGGGCATGCCGATTGAGGCGTTGGTGCTGGGCGCGGTGGGCGGCGCGGTGGCACTTGGACGCAGCGAACCGAGCGGACGGCGGCAGGCAGTTTCGGGCTTGATTGCCAGCATGATGTTGGCGGGGACGGCATCGCCGCTGGTGGTGGAAATGGGCGCGCATTATCTGCATTTGAGTGATGCGGCGCTGCTCAAAGCCTTTGTGCCGTTTGCCATCGGGGCGACGTGGCAATGGTTTTTGCCCAAGCTAACCGTGTTGGCAGAAGCGTGGTTGCAGAAAATCTTTAAAAAGGGAGACGGTCAATGAACGAGTATTTGGACATGATTTGCGGCATGGTTATTTTTGTTTATTGCGCGTGCCGTTTGGGTGGACGTTGCTGGCGTTGGCATGATTTGGAATTTTGGGCGCATTTAGTGCTGATTGGCAGCGCGGTGGCGATTGTGGCACAACGCGAAGATGTGCCGATGGAAGCGGTGCTGTTTCGGCTGGGCGTGGCGGCGTATTTTATGGCGCAGACGTGGAAGATTTGGCAGATGCAGCGGCGGATGCGGCAGCATGAAGGATGATTTTGGCGGCTTTTCAGGCTGCCTTTTTTTGCGCCCATGCGGCGCGTTTTTTATGGAGTGAACTATGAGCTATAAATTAGGCAATACCAGCCAACAACGCCTTGTCGGCGTGCATCCGAACTTGGTTAAAGTGGTGCAACGCGCGATTGAAATCACCGCGCAGGATTTCGCTGTAAACGAGGGCTTGCGCACATTGGAACGCCAACGCCGCCTTGTGGCTTCGGGCGCATCGCAAACCTTGAACAGCAAGCATCTGAAACAAGCGGATGGCTTGGGGCACGCGGTGGATTTGGTGCCGTGGGGCGATTTTGATGGCAACGGCACATCGGAAATTAGCTGGCATTGGGGGCATTTTTACCCCATCGCCGAAGCGATGCGAGCCGCCGCCAAGGAATTGGGCGTGCGCGTGCGCTGGGGCGGCTGTTGGCAATGTTTAAACGACACCACTAAACCCGCGCAAGAGTTGGTGGCGGATTATTCAGCAGCACGGCGGGCGGCGGGGAAAAAGGCGTTTATGGATGGACCGCATTTTGAGTTGGCAGCCTGAAATATCTAACCGCCGTTAAGCAAGGTGGTTAGATATTTATTAAATATTTTTAAATCAATGGCTTAATTTTGGTAAGCAAGATTGAGTGATGTTTAAGCAACTTTTGGAGATTAACCATGAAAGCATTAACTAAAACTTATTTGGAAACTTTGATTAAAAATGCGGAATATATCCGCCATGAAAACTCTACGCTGACGATTTGCGTTTTAACGCTGAACAGCGGATTTGTTGTAACGGGCGAAAGCGCGTGTTTAAACCATGATAATTTTGACGCAGAAATCGGACGCAAAATTGCCTATGACAATGCGCTTGAGAAACTTTGGCAGTTGGAAGGTTATCATCAGAAAGCATTGTGGCAGCCTGAAAAGGAAGCGGAAGATTGGGTACGGGTGGAATAACGATGAAGCTTTACTGGAAATGTGGGCTGGCATTTGCGGTATTCTCCGCGCTGGTTTCAGGCTGCCTGATGTATGGGCGGCAGGAATATCGGCGCGGACACGCAGCGGCAACAGCCCACTACGAAAAACAGGCGTTGGCAGCGGAAAATGCGCGTATCAACGCCGTGCGCCAAACCGAACAGCAAACCGCGCAAACCTACGCGGCAAAATTGCAAACCATTGAACAGGAGAAACAAGATGCACAAAATGCTAATCTTGCTTTGCGCCGTGAGCTTGACCGCTTGCAGCAACGTGTCTCCGCCCAAGCAAATCAAGGCGGAAGTGTTAAAAACGTGTCCCAAACCGCCCGCGCATCCGCCCATCAAAACGCTGCCCAAGGCTGGGTTTTACTCGGAGAGTGCGGCAAACGCTATGCAGCAATGGCTGAAATAGCGGATGGGCAGCGCGATGATTTGGCGCGCTGGCAGGCTTGGGGGGAAGTGGTATCAGAACTGCAATAGAATAGCCCCTGAAACGGTATTGCATCGTTTCAGGGGGTATTTTTTGTTTTCAGGCTGCTTAATCTGCTGGGTGGTCGCTGATAATCTCCGCATCCCATCCTTTCCATTTTTTCCCCGTCCGCGCGGCGTATTGCAGTCCGTTTGCGGCGTTGCAGTATTCCCCACCGGTGCCGCGTTTGCCGCCCGCCGCCGTTGCCGCAACCGCTTGGCGTGTGACACCTATATATAGATGTCAATCATTAAGGCGGTGATACCATAACACAAAACCGCCCTCTCGGGCGGTTTCTTACTCAGCTGCCAAACTCTTCATAGAGCGCGGCGTTGGCGGCCGCAGCGTAGTCTTCTAAGTCGCAGCTGATGCTTATTACCACATCCATTACACGGTCATATCCGTGCTCTGCCGCCAGTTCGGCAATGCGGTTTTCTAGGGCTTGGTTGTCGGCAACCACTTTCGCCCACCAGTCATAATCGGCTTGGCTGATGGCAAAATCAGCGTTTTCATCGGTTTTTTCAAACTCGCGGGTAAACGCGCCGGTGTTGCCCATAAAATCAAAAATATAATCGCAACCTGTTCTGGGGTCAATGATGGCCAAAGTTTCGATTACGCCGGTTTCTTTGAAGAAGAGTTTCATTTTTTGCTCCTATCCGCCCGCAGGCGGTCAGTTGGTTAATCGGTTGTTTATCGCGCTGTGCTGCGATGTGTGTATTATATCCCATTGGGATATTTATGCAAGCACTTTTTGCACTTTTTTTGTCAAAATTATTTATTGCTTTGTTTTAATTTGGATTTAATTTGCTCTTTGACCCAACTGCCGAAGTTGGGCAGGGATTGGGCAAAGTCCAGTAGTGCCTGCTCGGTGTCGCGGTTGAAAGAAACCGTCTTGTTGGTGCTTTTGGCCGCGTATTTGGCGCGGGCTTTTTGCAGTGGGGTTTTGTCGGCCACAGTCAATCCTCCAGCTCTCTTGTCGGGGTGTCCAGCTCGTCAATGACATTGTGCAGCGCGGCAAACTTGGGACGGTTCAGCCCGCCCAAATCGCCGAACAACTCGGCAATGCGGCCATCGTCCTGTGCGGCCACTGCGCGTTTGAGCCGCTCAATCAAAGTAACATATTCGTCCTCCCACCGGTCCGCCCATTCGTGGGCAAAATTCAGGCGGGTTTGACGATTGCGGCTTTTTTTCAAGCGCTCGGTGATGCTGGTTCTTTTACTCATATATTTATCCCTCAAAAAAACAAAAACGCCTGAAAAATCAGGCGTTTTCTCGTACTGGCTACTAAAATAGCCCTATGGTTTCAACACGCGACCTTGCGGGCGAGAATATGAAAATGGCATTATAGTTTCAATACAACAGCCGCTTGCGGCGGCTGAAACAACAGGGCAGACTTTACGCCTTTTCATCTGCCCCGTCAATACTTACGACGATAATTCACGCCATGCCTCAGTTAGTTATTTAAAAATCTCGGCTTGGTGGGCTTGTATCCAGTGTGCATCAAATGATGTGCAGTCATTGTCAATCCAAAACCGCGCACCGTTATTGGCAAATGTTTGTTTGTAAAAATCAATAATTTTTCGCTGTTTTGCCGTCATTTCCGGGTCATCTAATTTATTGTCTTCGATTTGGCGGATAACATTTGCTGCTGTTTCAGCTTTGCGCCATCTGATGTCCTCTGCCCAATCAATCTGCTTTTGGCTGCCCTCCGTAATAGGAGACGCACACAATTCGCGGGCGATGGCTGCCTCTCTATCCATTTTTGCCTGTAAAACAGTAATATCGGTGTTTTTGTAATCACACATTTTTTGCTCCTATCCGCCCACAGGCGGTCAGTTGGTTAATCGGTTGTTTATCGCGCTGTGCTGCGATGTGTGTATTATATCCCATTGGGATATTTATGCAAGCACTTTTTGCATTTATTTTGCAAAAGATGGTGATATTATTGATTTTATTGTGAATTTATTTTGTTAAAAAAGAACCGCCGCGCAAAAGTCCTGACATCAAGACTTTTGCGCGGCGGGTTTGCGACTCAAAACGATAAACTATTGTGTTTTCAGGCTGCCTTAATCCAGCATATTGGCAATCTCCGCCATATCGGGGCGGTAGTATACGTTGAGCAAGATATTCAGGCTGCGGTGCCCTGATATTTTTGCCAGCGTTTCCACGGGTACTTTTTTGGATAGGCGCGTTAAGGCTTCACGGCGGCTGTCGTGGAAATGCAGGTCTGTGATTCCGCAGTTGTCGCGGGCGCGGCGAAACAGCACGTCTAGGCTGTGCGCTTGGATTTTGAACACGCTAATCGGGTCAATGGTGCGCAGTTTTTCCAAGAGGGCGATGGCGCGTTTGGTTAGGGGGACATCGCGCGGATGCCCGTTTTTGCTTTGGGCAACGTGGGCAATGCGGCGGTCAAAGTGGATGTTTTCCCATTTGAGCGCGCAAATTTCGCCTGCCCGCATGGCGGTTTCTACGGCGAAGAGTAGGGCGATGGCGCAACGTTGGGTAATCAGGCGGGGTGGCTCGCTTTCGCTGTAATGCAGGGCTTCGCAGATTTGCTGGATTTCTTGTGCACTGGGGCGGCGGGTGCGTTCTTTGGATGCTTGGGGTTTGCTGATTTTGCGCACGGGGTTTTCGCGCAACAGCCCCCATTCTTTCATGGCGTGTTCGCAAACGGCGGAAAGGGTGGATAATTCGCGGTTGACGCTGTCTCCTGATACTTGCTCCAAGCGGGCATCGCGCCAGTCGGCGAAATCTTGCGGACGCAGATTTTCCAAGCGGATGTGCGCCAGCGATGATTTTAAAATGCCGTTGATGCGGTAGGTTTCGGAGCGTTTGCCGCGTTTTTTGACGGTTTCGGTTGCCAGATACCGCTCTAAAATGTCGCCAAAGAAAACGTTGCGGCTTTGGTTGCCTTGCAGCCCGTCTCGGATTTCGGTCTCTACACGCGCCGCCCATGCTTTGGCATCGGAATGCCGCTCAAAGGTGGCTGAACGCGAAACGCCCCGCATCCTGATTTGGACGCGCCATTTGTCGCCGCGTTGGATAATGGTTGCCAT